CCTGGCCCAGACCCCCTCTCACACTTTTTGAGGGTCGTAGGTTGGGTCGTAGATCCACTCCACGCTGGCCTTGGTAGTGTCTGAGAAGATCGGCTCCAACTCCGCCTCCGTCATCTGCTCCACGATGGATTCCGCGAGTTCGTAGATCTTGTTCTTCTCGCCTTTCACCGTCTCCCAGGTGCGGACGATGTGCGTCATCTTCTTACCCATGGAGAAGCCGTCGCGAAGGCGAAGTACCTCGAACACGTTCTCTGTAGTCAGGGCCACGTCCTTATCGTTCTTGTAGGCGTTGAAGATCTCGTAGGCTTTGTCAATGGACGTGATGAGGAGCTTGCGCTGTGCCCAGTAAGGGTGCCACTGCGACCTCTTACGGGCATTCCAGTCGTCCTTGAGAAGGTTGCGGAAGTTGTTCGCTCTCTTGTCAATCATCAGGAAACGCGTAGCCTCCAGCACCTCGGCCAGTGACCCGAGAGTGAGCTCGGGCAACCACCCTCCCTTGGCCTGGCGCTGGCGGATGGCGTAGGCTAGGAAACCGAAGCGGATGAAGCACTCCAGCGAGTTCTTGTGGATCTGGATTCGCATGTAGGGGAGCAGGGACTCGGAGTAGAAGTGGACGTCCTCGGATTCCTGGCACCTACTCATGAAGAAGTCCGTGCAGTCGCGGAGGACCCTAAGGTACAGGGACACGGGGTCGGTATTGTACTTCTCACAGAGCCACCGGATGTGCGAGCCGGGGTGGACGTCGTGGCCCTCGTCCTCGCTGATCTCCTCCAGCTCGAAGAGTCGGTAGGTGGAGATGGGCGCCAGGCGACTGATCGCCCCACTATCGAGTGAGTAGGTGATCTCGGGTTTCCACTCGTTGCAGTTCGCCAGAATGACGGTGTTGGCGACCACCTCGATGGCATCAACTCCTTTTTGCTCAACCTTCTCTGTCCCCCCAGTGACCACGGACTTGAAACTGTGCGCCTTCAACATCCGCTCCAGGCTATCGAGGGTGAGGTCGTCGTTGTAGGCGAGGTGGGAGGTGACTACGTTTCCCTGGTTGAAGCGGGCGCCGAAGTCGCCCATGGAGGAAACGTCATAACCGACGTACTTCATGGCGTTGAGGATGCCATTGAGGGTGAGAGTCTTGCCGACTCCGGGCTCACCGATCACCACACCGGCTTTCCTGAACCCGTGCTCGAGGAGCTTGTGGGTGCCGGGGTGGATGGCGCCGGTCCGGCCTACACACGCCCGGCCGATGATCAGTTTCATCATCTGCGCTTCGTGGTAGGGGAAGATGCGGATGATCTCCTCAAACGTCAAGGACTGAAGCTCATCGGTGAACCACTCCTTCTCAGGGACGTAGGCGTAGGTCTCACGAACGGCGTCCTTCTTACCCTGCATGGTTGCCGGGGAGTGAGCGATACCGAGCTGGTACTGCCCACCACCCAACTTCCGGTGCCTCATGGCCTTGAGGTTCTCGACGCCGAGGACGTGGTCGGTGATCTCGCTGCTGCGCCCGGAGCGATATACGAAGAGCGGGGTGGCGAACTCCTGCTCGTCGGCACTGATCTCGTGGAGTACATCATCATCCAGGATTGTTTCCTGCGCGGTCTCCAGCCGGATCTCGGACGCCGGCACGAGGAACTGGAACCAGTCCGGGAACTTCACGGACTTGGGAGAGAGGGGGTCCTTGGCAGGGTTGTGCTCCTCGTAGAGGGAGTGGTAGCCTGTCAGTTTGGCGTCGTAGTTAAACCGGAGGTAGTAGCCGCGGTTCTCGGCCCAGGCCAGGATCCGCTTGTACATCCTTGAGGGGCCGATGGCCCCCGAGGCTAGGGTGTCCTTCGCGGAGGAGTGCCCTTGGTTTTTCGATTCCGCCATGTAGTAAAAAAGTCCCACGCTAGATGGGACTATTATAGATCAGTTGGGGGCCCGAGTCAAGAACCCGTAACCAGTTGTGAAAGTTGCTCCTTGATGGAGGAGCGGAGGTCCTTGAGGCCGCGGAGCAGGGCCCGCAGTTCCTTGACGCACTTCTTGTCCGCGGCTTCGCGGCACTGCCGCAGGTTCTCCGTCTCCCTCTTTATCTCAGAGTGGGCCTTAGAGTCCTCGATAGCGAGATCTTTGCACTTCTCAAAAACCTCAATGTCGGAGACTCTCTCCATGCAAAGAGTCCGATTCCGCCCGGTGAGGTCGGGGTGGGAGTTCTCGAGTCGGGCTTTGCTGGCCCTCTTAAAGTAGGAGTTCTTATCCTCGTGCCAGGTAGCAGGGATCTCAGGGAGAAAGAGTCCTCTGCGAAGCAGGAAGACTCGCGCGGATTCCATGTGATCTGGCCGGTTGGATGGAGTTGTGCTGTTAAGTACTTTGAGTAGGCGCCGGGTATCTTTGTCCGTAAAACGCCATTCAGTGTCCTCGTCATATAGGTCGAAAAATCGTAAAGGTGTGCCTGGGTAGAGGTTGTCGCCAAGATCGCCGTACTCCACTTTGAAGTCGTAGCAGCCTCTGGCGGAGGTGATATGCATTCCCTCCTTACGGAGGTAGTAGTCGCAGACCTCGCGCTCCGAGCGAAGCCGCGGAAGCCAGGGGCCGGTATTGGCCCAGATGATGTCGTGGGGGTCGGAGACGAGCCCCTGCCAATCCCCGTCCAGAGTACCGAGAAGGATCTGGCGTTTGCCCAGCTTGGAACTCTTGCGGGCTTTGCGCTTCAGCCTGCAGACGTGGCCGGCGATGTCGTCCGCTTCGAAGAACTCCTTGGCGAAGTAGTGGAAGGTGGAGCCGGGGGAGTTGATGTACTTGTACCCCTCCTCCTGAACAAGATCGAAGAAGGCCGTTTTTTCGCCCCTCCCGCCCTTGTACTCGGGCATGGAGAGCTTGTGCGCCTCGATATGCCTCCAGTACCCCTTGCCACTCACCGCGGCCTCGGAGAAATCCTCCGACAACACTCCCTTGAAATCGTCCGCCAGCAGGCCCACGAAGGGCACAGGAGGGAGCATGTCAGGGCCTCGGTTGAGTCTGTAGGCCCACATTGCTCTCAGGATCTTCCTGAGCTCCTCCTCTGACCCACGCGAAGCATCCTCAGCCGCCTCCGCGTAATTACATACGAAGTGCGCACAAACCTTGAAATCAATGACGTAGACCGGACAATGAGGATCGAGGAGGGGCTCAAATACATCTTCGAGTAGAGTGGTGGTGTGGTCGTATTCCGGTAGGGGCATCAGTTAGCAACGTCCATCTTCGTGGCGGGATGGGAGGTGTAGTCGATGAGCTCGAAGTCGGTCTCCGGATCGAGGTCGAAGATGGGTTTGGTGTTGTTGATCCAGACGTCGCAAGAGGCCATGGGGGAGTTGGTGATGATGGACTTGATGGCGAGTTCGTTCTGGGAGTAGATGTGGTTGTTGGCCGAGGCGAACATCACGTAGCGTGGTGCCAACTCGGCGTCCTGTGCCATCTTGGTAACAAGGAGGCCGTAGCGGAACATATCCAACGGCACCCCTGTGGCCATGTCGTTGCTCCGGGCATTGACCATCAGATCAAGATAAGTCCCATCGCTAGAAAAAGTGAGGTTAGGATGACAAGGAGGGCAGTGAAGAGAATCGTAAGCAGGGTTAAAAGTCTGAAGCACCAGTTGGCGATTCGTCGGGTTGGTGCAGAGCTGCTCCCAGATCCACTTGAGTTGGTCGAATGGTTCGGCACGGAAGTTCTCCCACTGCATGTTCTGCTCGGGGCAGACTTGAGGCCAGGCTCGCCAGCTCCGTCCGTAGGCTCCGGCCAGGCGGCCCTCAGCGTCGGCGAGGAAGTCCCAGAAGTGCTTGGCGGGCCCGAGATTGCTGACCCTGTAGTCCCCATTGACGTCCCACATGAACTCCCGGAAGAGGTTGCGGACGGGCATCTTGCGCAGCGTGAGAGCGGGGAAGCCCAGTCGCAGGTCGACCTTGATGGTCTGGCCGAACATCTGCTTGTAGCGGAGGTTATTGCGGCCTACGACCTCAGTGCCCTCGTCGAGGATCTCTCGGGCGATCTTGATGTACTGGAGGTCGAAGGGGAGGAGGGGTTGGGGCATGGACTCACTTTAGGGGTTATGAGTCCATTCTATCACACCCCGGTAGGGTTTGTCTAGGCCCCGAAATACTTGTCAATGAGGAGGCGCTGGAGCTTAACGAACTTACGGAGAGGGTAGTCGTACTCCATGGCCCACTGGAGCAGGGACCGACTCCCCATCTCGATGAGTTCCATCTGAGGGTCCTCGGCGATGACATCCTCCTTGGCGACGAAGAACTTCTCCCCGTCGTGGGCCACTACGAGCCATGGCACATCCTTATCAAAGCGGATGGGCTTTGTGATACGTTCGATCATTGTCTATCTTGTTTTTGGTGAGCTTTGATAATATCGTCGGTGGACTTGGCTTTGGAGAGCGCCCTAACTTGGGCCAGAGTCAGTCCACCTAGGTCTGGGGTGTTGTACCCGGGGCCTTTCGGCGTGGCTGGGGCGCCAGGAACGCACGTCTTACCGGAGCGCGTTGTTCCTGCCGGGCAACGCCCCAGCACTTTCCCCTTATAGAATACCATGGAATCGGCGTAATCGGCACCCTGGCCCTCCGTGTATGCGGCACGTTTGGCCTTGAGGATTTCCATGTAGTCCTCGTAAGTGGGTTTTTTCTTTTCCATCTCTTCAAACTCTAGTTCAGAAAAAGTTCTTCCAGATCCGGCACCGTATTCTTTCGCGTTTGCTCGGCGAAGTCTATTGGCAAAGTCTGGATGGAGCACCATCTCGTGTTTTATGTTAGAACCATAGCCGACCCCGTCCTCCCTTACATTTACTTTAGCAAGAGGAAGAAGAGGCCCATCGCCGGCTTTACCGATCCATCCGAGATAGGGAGACCCATTCTCATCTATGGATACCTTAAAACCGGTTTTAATCTCATCAAAGTTTGTTGTTCCAAAAATATCCCGGCAGGTTTGAGTATCAAAAGATAGATCTCCTATTGCCATAACCTCTTTACCCTCAGCAACATCTCTGATCGGAAAATTATTTTTTAGCTCTGTTAACATTCCGTCTCTTAAATTAGGATCCGTGTTAATTGCTTCTACGGCGCTTGAAACGAAATCTTTATGCGCTTGTTGAACTTCATCTCTGTAGCCTTCTACTCTTTGGTTAATTGCTGCTAAGTGAATAAGCTTTCTAGTAGATCTATTTAGAGTTTTTGAGGACGCAATTTTATCTACTAATCCAGCCCAGTCTGTATTAGCGTTTTTCATTTCTTTTTGGGCTTTTCTAACAAGTTCCGCGTTTTCGGTAGAAGTTTCTAGGGCTTCGGATTCTAGGTTTTTTGCCTTCTCCCTAGCCCCTAGAACTCTCTGCTTACTTTCAGCGTCTAAGTTTCTGAATTCTGTTCCTTTTATCTTTAGATCTTCAGGGTCAACACCGTCTCTTTGGAGGAGTGACGAAAATATCTTTGCCTTGTCAGTTGGAATAGAGGAAATGTCAAACTGTTTTATTTGGTCTATGTTCTCTGAGAGAACTTTTCTAAGTCTCTTGTTTTGATTTTCAGCATAAACTTGACTGTTGTAAGAATCTTCAGGTTTTGCCCACTGTTCAGATTCAACAGAGTTTATAGTCTCTAAAGCTTTATTCCACTTTTGATTTATCTCTGGTCCATCTTTCTTGCGCGGAAATTGAACTCCCAGCTCGTTTATTATTGCCGTTCGTATTTTCTGCGCTTCTAAATAAGCTTTTGCTCGCTCATGATAAGGAGAATCGGGATTTTCCGCATGGGATGTTACAATAAACTGACCGTATTGACCAGCTCCAGAATTCAAAAAATTTACGCGCGTGTCTTTTTTAAGGGAGGGCTGATGTAAGGATCCATCAGACAGCTTTAAATAGATATCCGTAGAGAACCCTTTCTCGCTATCATAATCCTTCATTCCTAACTCTTCCACTTCATCTTTAGTATCCCAAGCGCCTCCTATAATTGATACACCACCTCCCTTATTTGATTTAATAGAGTTCAGTATGGCAGTGCGGTTGTCTTGAGCAGCTTGAAACCAGTCTGGGGTAATTATCTGATTTTTTACTTTATTCTCTTTCTGGAACTTTAAAGCGTCCGAAATAACAGATTGAAGCTTTTTAGACTGCTGTTCAGGTAGGCCAGTGAATGCAAGAGTCATTAACTCTCCACCTTGAGCGAAGATTTTTCCGGCTCCTCCTGGAACTTCGCCTCCAAAGTAGGACCAGCCAATTTTATCCGATCCTGAAGTTACTAGCATTCTTGACAAAGCATCAAGATGTCTTGGTGGTATAGCAGTTTGATTTCCAATAGCTGCTCTAAGATCAACAAATTCTGTTCCGTTCCACTTACCCTCAGCTTTTATTTTGTCTAGGAATTGCTGATTTGTCTCTGTAAGTTCTACTTTAAAGTTATCCCCGATCTCTCTAGATGCGCCAGTTGCTTTTTCGGTGGATGGTGAAGACTTTGTTTTTTGTTCCGAAGGTTCCGGTTTTGGCTCAGGCGCAGGTTCGGGTTTGGACTGAGGCTTAGGTTCTTGAGGTTTTTCTTTTACAGTAGGCCCTTTCCAAACTCCTGATTTTCTGGCCTGCTCCATACGTTGAGCGGGGGATGCCGGAGCTTGCTGAGGGGCTTTTCCTTGACGGCAGGTTCCTCTACCATCATCGTACCATCCAGAGGGGCACCTTTGAACCTGGTGGGCGGGCTTACCGTCGTGGGCGGGCATGGTTTTCATCTGACCCGCGGCAAAACTTGCTACTTCGGAAAACCCAACAACATCCCTACCCTCAAGGGCGGGCATCTTGGCCTCGCCCTCGAGCGGAGCCTCCGCCACCCACTCAGTTTTGTCCGCGATTCCCCAATCCGAGGGGGCATAGTCCCCAAGCATACTCAAGCTCTACTACCTAGTCTTTAAACCCGTGTCTTTCAGTCTAAAGACCCCCGTAAACCAATTCTACCATGTCATCATACACCCACGGCCACATCATCCCCCTGGTAGGAGGGAGCGTGGTCGGCACGACCCTGGCCCTGGAGAAGGATCCGGAGTGGATCGCGTCCTGGAGCGATTCCTTCGGCGCCAATGATCAGTACTGCCTGAAGTACTTCGACAAGACCCCCTTCCACAACCTCGATGAGGGTAACTACCCCACCAAGTACGTTGATATCGTCACCTCGCTGCCGCCCTGCGCCGGCCTCTCCATGGCCAATACCACCTCTGGTGAGAAGGTGAACAACCCGCGTGGTTGCTCGGCGCCCAGCAACATGCACATGTACCACGCGGCGGAGTTCGCCATGACGAAGATCAAGCCCAAGGCCATGATGGTGGAGAATGCACCCGCTCTCTACTCGAAGATGGGAGAGGAGTTTGCCGAGCGGATCAACTCCCTAGCCGCCGAGCATGGCTACTCCATGAGCCTGGTGAAGACCACCTCGATCAATCACGGGGTGCCCCAGGAACGGACTCGTTCGTTCTTCTTCCTATGGCAGGGTGACAAAGTCCCTGTGCTTGCGCCTGTAAAGCGGGACTTCGAGCCCCTCCATAAGTTCCTGAAAGCTGGCGGATTCGCTAAATCCGAGCCCGTCAACTCCAAGGGTGTGCCTAGCACCGATCCGCTCTGGCAGTTTATCGAGGGGAAGTACGCTGGATGCACGAAGCAGGACATCCTCTCCAAGGTGGCGGCGAATCGCATGACGTCCGTCTGGAACGTTATCTACGAGTCGGGATGGTTGGAGGAGGCCGCTAGAGTGGTCAAGGGTGAGAAGGCTAGTCGGTGGCTTAACTACACACTCGAGAAGAAGCGCGCCGGCAAGAACATCATGGACGGGAGCATGAAACTGGCGTGGTATAGAACGCAGAGCCTGATGTGGAAGTCACTCCCCTATCTCATGCATCCCCACGAGGACCGCTGGCTCACGGTGGCTGAGGGCCTCGCTCTGATGGGATTCCCGAAGGACTACGCGGCGAAAGTCCACATCCCCACCAAGCACAGCAACGTAATCTGCCAAAACGTCCCGTCCACAACTGCTCGGGATTGGGTGCTAGAAATTGTCGAGGCTTTAAACGGCAACAGAGAGTGGGTAGAAAGACCCAATGGCGCCATTCTGAGACAGAATAACACTGCCTCTAAGAATCCTATGGAGCCGATCTGGGCGCTCTGAGCGCTCAGTACACCAGTTTGTTTTTGATCTGCATCATCCCACCGAGCAGGGCCTGAGCCTCGCTCCCGTCCGGCTCGTGGAAGATGATCTCCGCGGTACTGGCCACGAACTCCTCTGGGGTCTGTGGCCTTTCCTCGTATGTCTTCTCGTAGAGCTCGATGGCCTGGTCCACTGTGGCTTCGACTCGCGCCTCGATGACCTCGTCGGTCATAGTGAAGGTCTTGTGAAGCGCCTCCGACTGCACCCACTTGCGCTGGACAAAGTCCACAAGGGCGAGCAGTTCCTTCCGGGTGAGATTCTCGTCCTCCACGGCTTTCAGTAGCATGGAGATGATGAGCCGGGTCTGCGACTCGGAGTAGTTCTTGTGCTCGGCATTTCTCAACCAGAAGATGTCCAGCTCGTCGAAGAGCGTCTTGAGGTTCCTGGCGCCGATGCGCTTTATCGCCTTCCTGTTGACGAAGTCTAGGATGAGGTCGAGGGCGGGTTCGAGTAGGCCCCACAGCACGGCGGCCTGGATGACGAGGCCCCTCTCCGATGGTCTCTTCTTCCCGAACGAAAAGTAAAAATCCATTACTGGTAGAAAAAAGAAAGGAGGGAAGCGTACCTCCCTCCGAAGAACCGGTCTACTTGGACCGGATAAGTTGAGCTATAGAGGCTTCGTGGCGCCTATCCTGCTTTTGCTTCTGCTCCTTGATGAGCTGGAGGACGTTAATCTTCATCACTTATCCTCCTTCACGAACTTGACTCCTCTGTACACTTCGGAGTGCTGAAGTTGCATCTGATGCTGGTACTGGAGACGCTTCTGGGTGTCGTAAGACACACCGCGATAGACTGCTTTGGACATTAGGTTGGCTCCTTTACTTGTTAGGGTATTGGTGCGTTCCTTCAGTCGGCTTTTGCGGCCACGTAAGCTGTGGCTGAACGGTCCGTTCCGAGTCGGCCTACTTCCGTCGGAGAGGGGGGATGCCTCTCCGATGAACGATCTATGTTTCTTTAATCGAATGCGTACTGAAGCCACTCCGGAGACCCAGAGTCTATCAGACTTAACAGGAACCTATTCGCGGGCGCGCTCGGCTTTCTAGTCAGTCTCATCCCAGTCTGCTCGAGTGGGATGTCTCCCTTACGCGTATTGCATGTCGAGCACGCCACGACCAGATTCTCCCACGTGTCCTTGCCTCCCCTGCTCCTAGGGATCACGTGGTCGATGGTCAGGCGTCTTGTCGATCCGCAGTACTGGCACTTGTGCCCGTCGCGCTTGTATATGAGGCTGCGGGAGGGTTTGAGCGAGTTGATCCTGGAGAAGGGTATCCTTATGTACTCGGTGAGCCGGATGACTTTAGCCGATACGATCAGGGCTTTCTCCTTGAGCAGGAGGATGATGGCTCTCTTCCAGCTCGTGACATGGAGAGGTTCGTAGGACGCGTTGAGCACTAGGACCTGGGTGTTAGGCCTGATCTGTTTGACGTTTTCCGGTGCCATCGCAGACTCCACATTCTACTATTTCGTTGGGTAATACACGCCCGTCGGGCGAGTTTTTCTCGATAACGAGGAATCCCCTGCCAGCGCAGTTCCTACAGGATGATTTGTCGATCTTACTGATGAGGCGTTGGCGGGGGACGGGGGCCATGGGTTTAGAACGATGCTGAGTCGCAGATACCCTGAAGCTCTTCGGAGGGGGACGCGGTGACGGAGGCGTCTCCGTTCACGTTATGATCCGGCCGGACTTGATTGTAGGCCTGCTTCTCCGCGGCGATGGCGGAGAACTCCTCGCCGGTCACGCCGGCGTAGGCCAGGATGGCTCGGTGGAAGAGAAGGATGTCATACATCTCAGCTATAAACTCCCGGCGGAGTTCGGGTGAGTCCATGTAACTCCGCTCTTTGTTCTTCCAAGAGCGGCGGGGGACGTACACCCGGGCTTCGATCGCTTCCTCCATGAGGTGGCCGAAGTACTCGATGACTTTCTCGTAGCGGTAGCAGAGCCAGTCCTCGTTGAGGTAACCGTGCGCCGCCTCGTACTTCATCAGCATCTCAGGCCCTACACCACCGACCTTGGCGGCGTACTTCTCCTGCGCCTCGAAGCCATCGTTGATGAACTTGACGTAATCGAAATTCATTGGCTTACAGAACTTTCTCTAGAGATCATATCATGGATCGGGGAGGATGTCAACCCTCGCAGGCGGCACACTCGCTGTATGTCTTCTCCCCCTGACCTAGCTTCTCGGCGAGGTCGGTGTAGCCTCCAACGTACTGGTCATTGAGCCAGATCTGGGGCACGGTCTTCCACACCCACTCGGAGTCGGGGACATCGGCCCTATCCACCTCGTTGATGGTCCAGCCCTGGCTACGGAGAAGGGACTTGGCCATGGAGCAGTAGGGGCACTCCTGCTTGGTGATGATCTTCGCGACCTTCTGCTGGCCAGGAGGCTTCTTCTTCACGAGCAGGGACGAACTCTTCAGATAGTAGAGGGACTTGAGGCCACCCTTCCAAGCGCTCAGGTGGAGCTTGAAGAGGTACTCCGGCGAGGACTCGGGATCGACGAAAAGGTTGATGGACTGACCCTGGCAGACGTACCTCTGCCGGTCCGCGGCCTGCCTGATGATCTCAAACTGGTCGATCTCACGCGCCGTCCTGAACACCTCCTTGGTGTGGTCGTCGATGAACTTGAGATGCTGGATCGATCCTCTGAACTCCAGAATCGACTCCCACGTCTCGTCGGTATTCTTTCCGATCCTTTCGAGGTGCTCCACGAGATACTTGTTCTTGCGAACGAAGGTCCCCTTGGCCTGCTTTGCAACGTAGTAGTTCGCGTCGATGGGCTCGATGCCCTCGCTTCCCGCTCCGCAGATTACGGAGTTGGATTTGGTGGGGGCGATGGCCATGAGGTGGGTGTGACGGAGCCCGGTACCCTGGCACCATTCCGGCTCGCCGTAGGTGACGGCCATCTCACGGGAGGCTTTCTGCGCCTTCTCCTTGACGTACCTGTGAACCTTCTCGTTGAGTTGGCGTGCCTCGGCGGAGGCGAAGGGGAGGTTCTTGGACTGGTAGAGAGCGTGGAGGCCCATGGTCCCCAGGCCCAGTGCCCTGGACTTGCGGGCGAATCTCACCGCTCTTCCCATGGAGGTGATGCGATCGGCCTTGTGGCAGAACTCCTCCACAACAGCGTCGAGGAGGTACACGGCCAGCTCGGGGACGGTTTTGCCAGTGGCCGGGCCGGTCCAGTCCTTCCACTCCTCCCAGCGTGCTAGGTTGAGAGAGGAGAGAACGCAGACGAAGGTGTGGTTCTCGTCGGTGTGCAGGAAGATCTCCGAGCAGAGATTGCTGAGCTTAACACTCAGTCCTCTCTGAGTGTAGCATTCCGGATTGGCCTTGTTGGCGTTGTCGATAAAGATGATGTATGGAGACCCTGACACCAGTCTAGATTTTAGCACCTCGCCGAACAACTTCTGCTTGTCCCTATCCCCAGCAAGCAGGCTCTCTACCCACTCATCGGTGATGGTGATGGCGATGTTACTGTCGATGAAGTCACGTGGGTCGCCCTGCGAGTGGTCCTTGGAGCGTAAAACCTCCGGAAGATCGGGGTGGTCGATGGGGAGGTAGAGAGCGAAACTGCCGCGCCTCACCCCACCCTGAGACACCACAGCGGCGCACTGGTCGTACTGCCTCATCCACGGCACCACGCCAGTGCTCTTCCCACCGGACGAGATGGGTGCCCCGGAGGGTCTGATATTGCCGAAGTAAGTTCCCACCCCACCACCGTACTGGGAGAGCGCCGCCGACTCCTTGAGGTGGGAGTAGATGGAGCGCACGGAGTCCGAAATATCATTCGAGTAGCAGCTGATAGGCAGGCCACGCGAGGTGCCGAAGTTACTAGCCACGGGAGTGGCAAGTCCCAGAAACCCACGCCAGAGCACCTCGAAGATGTCTCCGGAGATCTCGGGGTAGTTGAGCAGTTTGGCGGCCTGGTTGGCCACACGCTCGTACATCCCCCTGGGCGTCTCGCCCTGATACAGGTAGCCTTTTGAGAGAGTTTTGATGGCTTCCTTGGACATCCACTCGGGGACTTGTAACTCGGACATAATGGCTGGCTTCCTGGTCGTTTATTCTAACAAAAATAAGGCGTAGCGTAGCAGCTTGGTAACTAAATAGTTACTATGCTGCACTATCTAGTTTGATTCTGTTTGATGTGCTAATTCCTCTTTTTCTTTGAAAAAGACTAAGTGCTCCAGCAGTTGAAATTTTGCCAGTAGTAGTGCACATCCATTTTTGAGAATTTAATTTGGACAAATGTCCAGATTCTACATTCTTTCTTCCTTGAGTTTTTCCTCCTACTTTTCCTCCCAAACTAGAGATTCTCTGCAGGTGTCCTGATTGTACGTTTCTCCTACCAACCTCTTTGCACTTTTCAATGTCTCTTATTTGATCTAGTTGTCCGGATTTTGCATTTTTTCTCCCTTGAATTCTCCCATTCTCCCTGCAACGTTCTGAACCTTTATTAAGTGGTCCGTAGATTCTACCTAAATTTTGGATAAATCCGGTCTCCTTATGCTTATTACCGGATGTCTTACCACCTTTAGAAGCTCCTAAAAGTTGAACTTCTTTGATAACTTCTTGCTTGTTGTACTGACCGGATAAACCCTTCCAAGCTATAAAGTCCTCGCGCTTTTTATGTAAACACCAGTTAGCGTAATGCCACATTGCATGTTGAGTTATTGAAACTTCAATAATGTTGGATAACTCATTAGTGCCTCCAAGATGCTTAGGAATAATGTGATGCTTATGTTTCATTTGATTTTTTAATCAGTCCGTCATCCCAAGCTTGTTGTACGTTTTCTGACCTGGTTCCCCACTTTAGGTTAGAGATGGAGTTGTTGGTTCCGTCATTGTCCTTATGCAAAATGACAATATGCTCTCCCTGAGGCTTCGGAGGACCGAATAGTTGCATAACTAACTCGTGAACTTTCGGTTCCTCGCGTTTGCCATCCCAGGTGAGGTTCATTCTCTGGTGCTTGCGATCGTCGTCGCGTGGCTTACGGTTCTGGGTGTCTCCCTTACGACGAACTTTCCCCCCACTACTGACTTCGTAGGGGGAGTCCTTCCACTGCTTCCATTGTTCGCCAGAGTCGGCGTAGTTACGCCCTCCCTGATCCCGTCCTCTGACCCTCCAGCCATCGGGTCTTACAAAGTCACTCATGCCATCTTTCCACGTAGTCGTCGAAACCACCCATCCCGCCGCAGGGTCTTGAGAACCTGTCAGGCGGTGGGGAGGTGATCATGTTCTTTCTGTAGCGTTGGATGTAGAGGTCGGCTCTGCGGTCAGTGATGAGGCACACGGTGCCGTGATCGGCTACCATAAGCTTGCTGTCTCTATCAGGGTTTGGGTGAATCGCCATGGGCTTTCTGGTCTTCTCTGTGCTTGTTTATCAGGTAGAAATCTTGGGCTGTCTCGCCATCCTCGAAGATCTTGTGGCCATTTGAGGTCTGCACCAACCACTTTCCGTTGGCTATGCTTACCGGCTTGGAGATAGACATGGATCCTCCTTACATTAGTGGTAGGAGAGGCAGGAGTCCAGATCTAGCGCTGTGAGATCGACACTCATGTAGTCCTGAGTGGGTTTGGCAACGTAGTTGTCGCCCGACTTGCCCTGCGCGAAGAAATCCGAACTACTAGCCCCTTTGATCATGGGCTCGAACCAGGCACTGATGGACTTTGCTCTTGAGAGTTCCTCGGTGGACAGATGGAAGATCTGCCGAAGTCCGAGCGTGACGAGCTGTTCATTGGCGCGGTTGGTTATGTAAGCTTTCAACTCATCCGCATCGATTGAGCCAATATATGCAGCGTTAAAAATGTGGTCAATAAAAGCGAACTCCTTATCCACCACGAGGCGGAAGCCCTCGTAAATCGCCTGCTCCTCAGCATCCGTGAGTCCCGTCTCGTTGACAAGATAGCGGAAAAGCTTGCACCCAGCCTCCGAGTGAGTCTGCTCGTCGATAGCGGACCACGAGATAATCTGCGCGAGGCCTTTGTAACGTCCATCCTTGTTAAAGCTCAGTAGTACGGCGAAGGAACTGAACAGGGAAACACCCTCGCCAGCTCCGGAGAAAACAGCTAGGGCGACCTTGTCGGGGTACTTCTGGAAGAAGGTGTCGATCTTAGAGCACGCCACGGGATCGTTGATGAACTCCTCGTAGTCCTTGAGGCCGAGGACGTCGTTGAGGTACGAGTAGGCGGCGGCGTGGATCGTCTCAAAAAACGAGAAGGCGCGGGCCATGGACTGGATCTCCGGCTTAGGGAAAATCCGGCAGACCTCGTCCGCCCAGTAACAACCTATACCCAATTCCGCGCTTACAAAGCCCTTTAGAATCCCGGCTATAACCGCTCTTTCGTCGGGTGTTGAGTTGAATTGCCAATCTCGCAGATCTCCCTCCATAGGTACCTCCGCGTGCCGCCATACGGAGGCTACGGTGTTCTCGTAGTAGTCGTAGAACTCGGGGTAATCGAACCCGTCGTCCTTCTTGAAGACCATCTTGTTGTGCTCGAGGATGCTGATGCTCATTTGTTTTCGTGGATGGTGAGGTTGTGGTTATCGCAGTCGAATACTCCTAGAGTTCCGTCGGTGGCGTCCCCGCCGGGGTCGTTCACAACGCAATTGTCCTCGACAAGAACCCTGGCCCAGTGCCCCGAGCAGAGTACGTCGGTGCCAGTGGCACCCCACCGTTGTGGGTTACGCCAGAACCCCGTGCGCTTGGTTATCTTTTTACCCTGCCACAGCCACGATGACTCGCGACCACGTAGGGTGGAGTTGATCTCCGTGGGTGTGAGCCCACCCTCGGAGTACTTCGCCTCAAAATCCTTCTGGTAGAAGGCGTGAGCGGCTTTGTATGTTTTTCCGTTGCCGGAATTATAAGTAAATGTTAAAGGCCTTGAATCCAACCACAGGATCAGTTCGTCCCGAGTAGGTTCGTCCAAAGTCCGGATTTCATCTATAGTATTTTTGAAGCCCGCTATGCTCTTGCGAACATCCCTCCTCTCAAGAAACAGATCGGTTAGGTTCTGAGCGTGATTGGAGTGGAGGAGGGTAGCGTAACCCTCGTCGCAAAGCTGCCGCACAAGACGGTAGACTTTCAGAAAGGAGCACTTCGGCCTGTACAATTTATCCCTGCAGTCCGACAGATCCCCCAGGAAGACAAGATGGGCGCCCTGGCTGAGTGGCTTTGAGAGCCGGTCCAGGAGGCGTTCCAGCGCGTCGTCGCGGGAGTGGATGTCGGAGATCAGCAGGACGTTCTGCACTACGGTTGGCGTCTGATTACCACCATTCTACCACGGGTGGGGTCCCATGGCGGGTTGGTGGTGGTCACATATGCTGCTGGCCGGCCGTGGACTTGACCACGATCTCGGTCTCTGGGTAGGTGTAGTGCATCTGGTCAGAGACGGACTCGGGGAGAGTGGCATTGAGCACCTTGTACGCCATCTCTAGCGCCTCGGAGCGGGTTCTCTTCCTCGGACTACGGTACTCCTCAGAAGTACTTTTCACTTTAGGAACCACGGAGTAGAAGTACTCCTCGTCGGGGTGGGTGACGAGGTAGTAGGGACGTCTGTGCTGCACACCCTGCTCCACAACGATCTCGCCGGGAGCGACATGGAGCTGCCCCACGTCGTATCCCGCCTTGCCTTCTGGATTCAGGTCTTTGTCGTGGGGACCCTCGTAGGATGAGGGTTCTCCGCCTCCCACGCTGGTGGCTCCGAATTTTCCCTCAGGATCAACGTACTTGGAGTGGTAGTCATCCTCGCCAGTCTGAGGACCCGGCTCGACTAACCCTAGGTTTTTGTTGGTCTTCCCCGTGTCGGATCCGGGCTCGGCGTAATTCGCCGCGACCCAGCCCTCGGGGATATGAAGTTCGTGATCCATTGAGAGATTAAGTACCGTGTTAGATCTTTAAACCCAAAAGAAAAACTCCCCTAGCCGAGGCCGGGGGAGTAGTGGTTCTATGCCCGTGAGCGGGTCAGAAGTCCAGGTTGAGATCGTTTTCGCCGGTTTCCTGGCGGGAGAGCAGCAGAGTGGAGCGAATCCGGATCTTGTTGTTCTCCAGTTCCTCCTTGGAGCGCAGGGTCAGCGTCGCGGGTTTCTCGCGAGTGATCTCGGGCTTAGTGGAGAGGAGCGGACGAATGGAGGAGTGGGCCCATGCACCAGCAACCTGACCCTCTGCGGGGTAGTTGTTGATCATGATGCGGTAGGTCAGACCGTACGAGGTCTTGCACTGGTAGTAGTTGATCACCTCGTAGGGGACGTTCACATCCAGATCGCGGAAGTCGATCTCGCTATCGGCCTCGACGCGGGCCCCACCCGATCCACCACCCTTCACGGTGACTTTCTGCACCAGGACGATGACGTCGTCGGGCTTCTTCTTCAGGAGGGCGTTGAGAGCCTTGGGTTCGGTGGGATTCTCCCAGTCGCTGAAGCGAACGGCCACCGGCAGGACGAGTTGGCCATCCTCGGTATCGACGCTCAGGAACAGAGCGGGGTCCTCTCCACGGCCGGAGAAGTTGTAGGAGCCGAACTCGGCCTCGATCTCGGTACCGTCGGGCTTGGTGAAACCACCCTTGACCACGTTCAGAGGAAGGTAGCGCGGGCCCCACTGGATGTAGAGCTTGCCATCCTCGGTGGCTTCGACGCCCTCAGCACCGGCCTTAAGCACAGGGCCGAAGAGGCGGAAGTAGACGCCATCGCGGGACTTGATGAGAAAGGTGTTCTCGTCGAGGGGGAGTTCCTCGCCGGTCAGGAACTGGAAGACGGTGTCCAGGTCCTTACGCATCGCCTTAGGCAGGTTAGCGTTGGGGAGCGAGGTGTACTCGGAGGTGTATTCCCGGCCACTGAGGGGGGCAAGCTGCGGAGCGTTGGTGCTCAGGTCAATGGTCGTGACGGAAAATGTAGCTGTGGACATTGTGGTTCTCACTGTGTAGGTGTCTCTTGGGAGTGAAGTTTCTCTCTTCGACTCTTTAGTATTATACCACGAAAACCCCACAACGGGGCAGTCGCTGTATGTTAGTCTTTAAACTGGCTACGGCCGGTTTGAAAAGTGGCAAGGTAGGTCTGGGCCTCAAGCCTGATGGAGTAGAGCTGGCCGGAGAATGGGTTTAGTGGGCAGAGCGGTGGAACGTAAAGCAGCAGTGTATCTCCCCACCACACTTGGCGCTCGAAGGGGCATTTTGAGGGCACGGAGTCTACCCACTTCTTAGCTAAGTCCTCCGTCCACGCGTGTGGCTCGAGCCACGGCACGGAGAAGGACGGAAGCAGGTCCACCATCCTCCCCCACCAACGCGGCGCTCTAGCCCTCTTGCCGGAGGCGGATCTAGAGAAGCTGATCATGTGAATCAGACCTTGGCGACCACTATCATACCATGAGCTGGGTGCTCGTTGAGAAGATTACTGCCAGCTTGCTTGTAGAGGTAGTAGATCTCGTTCAGACCACTGCCCAGACTTTGAGCCCACTGACTACCCGATGTCTGGTTAAATCCGGAGCTTTCTCCGTAGAACGCGTCGGCCGGTGGACCTGCGGTTGAGTTAATACCTGGGGCTACGTAAGCGACGGTTTCGAAATCTCCGCTAGTAGACGGATTACTATAGACGTCTAAGAACGCCATAACGAGGGTGTTACCTGCTTGCACAAAACTGACTCTTGGAGCAGCAGCAAAACCCGGAGGAACCGCCCAGTTCGTTGAAGGAGAGTTCCAACCAGCCCCATCGGCAAAGAAATAGACGGCTCGTGCGTCGTAAGAGTTGTAAAGATTGGCGAGGTATATCTTGGGAAAATCGCCGGAACCAGTGCCGTACACCCCGCCCAGGGAGATCTGACTCTGCCCCGACGCCGTGGTGCGAAGAACTCCCACGAATCTCTTTCTAACATCCCCTAGCTTGTGCTGGATACCGTCCTTTTTCCCCCTGCCAGGAGGGGTTAGGGCGGTGGGCCACGCCGAGAAGTCCATGGCCAGCACGGGCTGGCTTATAGTCCCCGAGTTCCACAGGTACACGTCGTAGACCGTATTGGCGCCGAGTCCCGCTAACGGGAACCCCGGTACCGTGTCAGCATTGAACTTGAGAACGTACCATCTCGGGTATGTTCCAGCGGGCTCATACAGAGCGATCTCGTTACCATTCCACGGATGGACGAAGATGCTCGTGCCGCTCTGATCCGAGTCGGGGACGGGGGATGTAGGGCTGAGACTCAGTCTCAGGTTCACAACGTTCTTGACGGAGTCTCCCAGGGCCTGGACCAGCGTCGCTGGCGTTACCGCGAGCGTGGCTGAGGCGAATTCCCGTACCTCCTCGGCCGTGGCGATCTCGATTATACCTTGCTGGGTGCTGGAGGCCACCTTGGCCGATACCAGGAACTTGGTTACGTCGTCCGTCGGGTCTAGCGGGTCACCATCTTCCGGGTTCTGGACTACGGACTGAACCTCTATTCCGGTACCCGCGACGACGGCATTGTCGAATCTTACGTTTAGTTCTCTAGAGAGGTCAGCGGCCGTTACCACGGCCTTGGCGGCTACGCCCTGGCTATTGGTGGAACCCCTGGAGCCTCTGATAACAGACTCATCAGCCAACTGCACTAGTCCGGCTTTCTCCGTGCTAGCGTACACCTCGGGGAGGGGACTCTGGTTAGCGGTTATGGGACCGGAGGTCGTGTTAAATGTGGTGGAGGGGCCAAAGTAGATAGCGGTGTCGTTGCCGAAGAACATCGTAGCACCGTCTGTTAGCGCTAGGCTCTCCTTCACGAGCACATTATTCAGGATCTGGTTGGTAACGGTTCCGGGCTCGTTATCCGCCTCCAGAGGGATAGCGAACTGCTCGCCGGTTCTCAGATCGAAGACGGTGGTACCGATGTAGAAACTACCCTCCTCGTTCATTCCGGTGGCGTAAACCTTACCACCCATGTCCTCTACGATGATCTTGCCGAGGGCAAAGTCCTGCTCCAGGGGATCTCCCTGGAAGGTTGGGAAGGCTGTGTCGTAGTTCAGGTACCCAGTCCACTCCCACGTGTGGCCTGAGGCCCTGATCACGGACGGTCTGCGAAGACCAATCGGGATGCCGGAGACGGAGGAGCTCGAGCGTACCTTGAGTACTATCGGGTTGACGTTAGGCTCCAAGGACGTGGAAAGGTGCACTCCGGGCCTATTGGCAAACTCCGCCGCGGCTACACGGGTGAAGGAGTCCAGAGGGTCGGAGGTCAGTTCGGGTTCGTCGAAGTCCAGTGAGGGGTAGATCTCACCGGCCGCAACTCTGCGAGCCTGCGAGGCCTGAGTCATGTAGCAGACAAATCTGCCATCGGACTCACCCTTACTCAGCCTTCTTGCTTTGTAAGCTTCGGGATCGAATACCTCGTCGTAGTCGCGGATCTGAGAGATCGTCAGGGGATCCTCGGAGAGGGTGGAGGAACCGTTAAGTGGGTAACCACTCACACCGAGTTGCTTCTCAAGGATGTAGAAGTTCTGCGGTCTTCTCAGACCGTTGCTCTTGACAAACCCTTCCAGAACCACGCGGTATACGCGATCATCGGCTCTTCTTCTATCCACGCCTCTCACTATGGTCAGAGGGGACTTCTTGTAGACGTAGTCCTGACTGGCGAGGAAAGTCTCGGTGGTGTTAGGCGAGGTTAGGATCTTGTACTTGAAGGCAAAGTCCACCCTCTTGAGCAGGTAACCGTCACCGTCGGTGTCCGTGGCCTCCTCGACAACGTTAGCTGTAGTGACCTCAACGTACCAGCACGATCTCTGCTGATCCCACACGAAGATCTTGGAGGAGTCATTCAGTACAGAGAAGCCCGGTGAGGTTGTAGCTGTTACCAGTTTGATGTCACCAGCGTACAGGACGGAGTTGCCATCTGAGTCGAAGCCTTTGAAGTAGATTCTCTTTCTGTTGGCTCTGGCCGCTCCGCCAGAGAGCATGTACGTCCCGTCCGATTTCTTCCTTGTGTAGGTGAACTGACCGGATCCCATAGAGGAGGCGGTCGGAACGGAACCGGTGGCTCCAAACGGGGCCTTCGAGTTGGAGTTATTGAAGTAGATCCTGATTACACTAGGACCGACTCCGTCGGAGGAGTTCGATACGTACCACTGCTTGGTCTTGTCGTAGTCGAATACCAGGCCGGTGTTGATCTCCGTGTCCACGAGAGTGGGCGATTCCCCGCTCAGTAGTGGAGTATAGGATAGCGGTTTGGGCGCGATGATCTCGGAGATCCTGGTCCCACCGTAGTTGCCCGAAGATACGCCCTCGTCCTGGCTGAATGACTTGGTCTTGTAACCTATGGATCTTAGCGATACGTCACCAAAGTCCGAGCAGGAGTTAGTGATCGATAGATCGGCGCCGCCGATAGACACGAAGTGATCCGCGTTACCGATAACAAAGCAACTAACGATCTGGATGGTGGCGTTATTACTACCTCTGAAGCCAAAGTGGCGGTACTTAAGTGGGTCGGCTGGGCAGGGCTTGTACTGCTTGCCTGTTCCCTGATCCTTGTTTGTCGGAGGGTCCAGGTAGTAGGATTCCTCGGTGAAGCAAGTAGGGTCGGTCTGCAGTGACACCTGGGTGAAGTTAGCCGTCACCATCGACTTGAATCCTGCGACCAGGGCCCCGTCGGCGTGGAGACCGTTGAGACCGAAGATGGATCTCACGGAGCAGTTGAATATGTACGGAGACGACGATCTTGTGGAGTTGATGTCCGGGAGATCGAAGATTTTCTGGTCGCTGGAGGACTGATTTCTGATCCTTGTGGCTCCTGGGTAGGCCACCGGAGCGTTGGTGCGCGAGTCGCCTCCAGGGATACCGGTCTGGTTCTCCTCGGAGTCGGTCTGCCTCAGGTTCTTGGAGTCGTAGATCGGTGCTACGATAGTAGTCTCCGCCTGTATAGCCTCAAGACCCTCCGCTCCCCAGTTATCGTACTGACCAAAGAGACTGTTAATCTTCGAGTAATAGGAGGTCTCCGACGATGTTCCGAACATCTCGGCCTGGGACGCGAATCCGACCGACTCCACGGTATTGTGGCTTCTGGAGATCTGAGGGTTGTCGGTGAAGGTGATCAGGGAGATGTAGCTACCACCCGTAACCTTAAAGATCCCCGTCTTCTCCCTCTGCGGTTCGCTCTGCACCGGGTTGAGTTCGGGCACGTACATCGGGCGAACGCGCACCTTACGCAGGTCGACACCGTTGATGGAAACACCGCGGGGTACGATCAGACCACCGCCGGTCGGGTTTATGAGCGACAGTCCGTCGTAGTAGAGTTGGTCGTTCTGGGAGAAGTTACCGCGAACGTACTCGAGCGTGATCTTCCAGATCGAGGAGTTGAGACTCTCCTTCTCCACCTTGGCGATATTACCGACGCCACCGCTCTGGGAGTACAGGATCCTTCCGAGGTTGAAGACCCTGGGAGGTTGGCTCTGGGACGGACTGAGTGAATCTACCTGGATGACTGTGGCCCGGTCGAGCTTCTCTACGTTCAGGATGTCGAAGCCCGATGGGACACGCTGGATGAGGCCTTCGGCCGCGGTCAGGCCGGGAATGCTTCCGGATCCCGGGCTGTTGTCCACGTAGTAGTCGCCTGGAGCCAACTCGATAACAACTTTGTCGTAGCGGTCGTTGTACTGACCGGCTCTGCGGCTCTCCCGCACGGCCTCGATGATAGCCCGTTCGATGGAACGGAACGGAACGCTGTTGTCGAATCCGTTATTAGAGATGGAATCGTCGCCGGTAGCCGGGTCGACGTAGATGATATTCTTTACGGTCGGGTCAGCCGAGCGCCCCAGTCTATTGCAACGTGGAGCGTCCTGTACCTTGATGAGTCCGCCCTGACCGTCGGCGTACACCGCCACGCTCGAGTAGAATTCCTTGTAGCACTTGGAGGTGGAGGGTTCGTAACGGTAGACCCCGTCCGGTGCGTTGGGGTATACGGGAGGGATGATCTGCCCGTCCACGCACTCACTGGGCAGTCTCTGGCCGATGAACTCACGCCCACCGCAGCTCAGGAAGCTTCCCAGTATGGGTGTGCACTCACCACCCGGGGTCTCCTCAAACTTCCACTCCATGGTGGCAGCGTGGTAGAAGAGGTCGACGTGAGCGTCACGGATATTGATGATCCAGTCATCGACGGAGTTGGAGATCTTGGTTCCGTCACCGGGCCTGATGACCACGGGGAATCTGTCGAAAGTCCCGGAGATGTCGACGATGGCGATCCGGTCGGAGTCAGTGGGGGATTCCGGTAGGGATACGATGAGAGAGCCATTGGAGGTGTCGACAATCACTCTCTCCCAGCTCTGGGCAACGAGAGAGTCCCTCTTGATCTCGGTGTTGCGGAGGATGCGTGGGTAGGTGTTCAGGTTGCCAACGTAGAGGCCCGGGCGAAGGTCAACGTACCCGGCCCCTACAACACTACCGTCCTCGTTCGTAGCTAGGGACGTTCCGTCGGCGTTGAGAGTGATCTTAGCAAGGGGGACGTGGGGGCGTGACGCCGAGGGCAGGGAGGATCCGATGGTCAGTCCCACCTCAGCGAGGGCGGTGATGTCCCCCCTTGCGCTCTCCTCGTCGAGGTAGATATAGTTTACTTCCTGGCCGCTGAGCAGTTGCACGAACTGCGTACCCCAGGAGACGGGGAGGCCATCGGTGAGGATGACACTGCCAGCCTCGACCCACACGCCGTACACACCGCTTCCGGCGCTCGTCTCCACGAGAGCGGGTGGGCCCCATACCTTCTCGAGTGTGGTAGGGTCGTAGGAGTTGAGAACGATACCGTCGTGAGCTAGACGACCGACGGAGGTCTCGTTGTCCTTACGTGGATCGGCGATCTCCCAGTCCTTAAGACGATCGCGCTGGCCGATCTTCCAACCGCTGTGCTCGCCCTCCGTCGGCTCCGAGTAGTAGTCGTCACGGTCCGTCGTGGCGGAGAAACTCGTCCCCTTCTGCACCTCGTTGAGATATTCTTCTGTTACGATCGATCCGTTTTGGAACTGAATCTTGTCTAGCATGGTGGGAAACTTTATTCTTGAGGGGTTGAGATTGAACTAACCCAGAGTAGTCTTCCGATCCACTCCGTACTGGGGCCGAAGGAACTGAGCTCTATAAGTATCCTTCTTCCTTGGGCTTTATAGAAATCAACGGGGTTGGTGGCGGTAAAATCCAGCTGGTCGTAAGCCCCTCCCCACGTAATAACGGACGTTCCAAACTTCCACGACGACTCCACTCCCCAGTTCACCGGGTAGTCGAAGTAAGTCTGGAAGTTCTCGAGCGGGATCTGAGTGAATCTCAGGAGGATACGATGGCTTCTGTGGAACCCCACCGGTATATCGAGCGGATTCGTGTTAGCCACGGGTAGGTTGTCCGCGGATGTAATATCCACGTCAAGGTAGTTGGATGTGAGAAGAGGACCCATCGGGTGGTTCTTCACAGCCCCACCTAACTCCACCGGGGTACCTATGGAATCCCCAGACCAGATTCTTCCGTCAGCAACGTTGATGGCGATCTCTCCCTCGTCCAGGTCGCCGATAAACGGCTCTTCTCCCGGAAGCGAGGTGGTGATCTGCTGGTGCGTTGCTTCAGCCATTGACAGCGGGTAATGCGTCTGATAACCTTTAACCTACCCTTCGCGGTTTAAATTATAGTAGAGAGGGATGTAAAACCTTGAAAACTGGATACATCACGGACAATTTTAGCACCCTGGGAGGGCTGGCGTCGGTGGCCTACGGCGACCCGGAGTACTTTCGCGAGGTGCAGAACCAGGTGTACTCTCAGTCCCCCTCCCGGTTCCTGGACCTGCAGAGACCGTCCGACGTACTCGAGAGTTTCTTCGGCTCGAGAAAGGTCCTCACCGACCTCATCATGGACGCTCTGGAGACTCAGTACTCTGACAACCCGGAGTTCACCGACTACGTTGATGTAAGGTACGGACCTAACTGGAGGCAGAGCGTGGCAACCGGGGCGGAAAGATCCTTCTTCGGTAACGTGGACTCGGTGGAGGGTTACGGGCTCTCGCTCTCCGACTACGTAGGGTTCGTGGTGGAGGGTCTGTTCGGAGCGGGTTCCGTGGCCGATGCGCTCACCTCGGCCGTGTGCGACAGAGTAACGGAGGAGCCTTTGAGAGGCGAGGACGCAAAACTCATGACAAGGTTGGTGTCCAATAACCCTCAGACGAAACTGTCGGTGCCCCCACTCAACTCCAGAGTGGATCTGGATAATTCGGTGGAGTTGGGGTACGACTACCGCGGAGTCGACATCCCCACCGGCTATATCACCCCCACCGACTACTGGAACGATGTGGCCTACCCAGGCATGACCGGTTCCGCGATGGAGGATAGTGTGAGAGACTCCGTGGTGAATGGTTACACCGGGTACCTGTCATCCACCCCACTGGAGAGTCTGTACAACCCCTCGGGGGCGCTCTCCGTCTCCGACACAGCCGTCAACTCCCCCTACTCGTCCTCGCTCCTCAGTCAGTTCCCGGACAACCCGCAGGCTGACAGCAACGTCTTCTCCATCTCACTGATAGGGGAGCGGTTAAACGGATTCACCACCTTCGACCCCGCCACCATGTCAAATGGTGATCTACTGGATACGTCCCAGGTACCCAACTTCGAGGAGGATAACGCGGATCCTCAGGGTGGGCTTATACCTTCCGCTCGCAAAGACTTCTCTCCGGCATTCTAATGGCTAACATCTACGGTCCAATTCTCCCGCTTCAGTTAGATAGTCGTAATACGGAGGCGCTGGTGCGCGCTCTGCAGTCGAGGATATTCCTGGAGTCGGATGGGAAGCTCAACGACTTCACCCCAGCCTCGCCCCTGTCGGCGATAGTGGAGGGGCAGGCTTTCGCCCAAGCCGAGCTTCTCTACTACCTCAACAACCTACCCGAGGCGTTCAGTTTGCAGTGGCTGAGGCAGTTGGGGGTGCAGAGGAAGATAGGTAGCAGGGCCCTGGCCGATGTCACCTTTTACAAAGTCCCCGGTTACCAGAGAGTGCTTATCATCCCGAGCGGGACGAAGCTTATCGCGAGTGGCGGGCAGGTGTTCGTGACACTCGCGGAAGTCCGCATATCGGAGACGGATAATTCGGTCACGGTGTCCTGCCAGTCGGAGAGGTGGGGATCGGCGTATAACGTCGGGGAGGGAGATATAAACAAGATCGAGAGGAACTTTGCGGGGTTGGAATTCCTGAGGAACGAATCGCCCGCTGTTGGAGGGACTGATACGGAGTCGGTGGCTGGCATGAAGTCCAGAGCGTTCGAGGTTCTCAGTAGGAGAAACCTGACCACCTCCCAGGATTTTGAGAACGAGGTGATCACCCTCGTGCCCGAAGCGAGCATAGTGAAAGCACTAACGTACGAGGAAAGGTACAGACTCACCAGCGCTCTCTCGGGGAACGTTGTGATTTGCGTGGGTGATAGTGATGGTGGGGGACTGAGCGCTTCCAACCTGGAGTACCTTGTAAGCTCCATGAGGTCCAGGGTGACTATGGGCACGAACATCTCCTTTGTTTCGCCGAACATTGTCCCGATGGACGTGTCCGTGGAGATCCTCTACGACCCAACTCAGGTGAGCGTTAGCACGGACTACCTGGCTTCGCAGGTACTTGAGACGCTGAGAAACTACATAAATCCCGCGAATATACCACTCGGATCGGACCTGAACTACCAGGACATGCTCAAACTCCTCTACGAGTTCGATTTTGTGAGATCGGTCAATAACATGAACGCGAAGCTCATGCTCAGGGACGAGTCCGTGATTGAGGGATTCTGCGCTGGCTTCTCCGGTGAGGAGACAAGCACTGGATGCAATTACAACTACCTGGATGTGATTAACTTCGACAATCAGACCCTGCCCTCACCCTCCGCGATAACCTCGTACAAGCTTTACAGGGCGCAGATAGGATTCACCTCTATCAACGACTTCTCCCCGCTGACATTCTACTACGATAATCTGTACACCCCATGAACTACTCAGCGTGGAACGGTTCGGCCGGTAGGAGACGTAATCCGGCGCTATCTCCAGCCCACCTCATCGTGGACTTCCCCCGGACGAGGAAGTCGAGGATATTTGCGCACAGGCTCGGGAAGGTGGACTTCTCCGAGAGGAGAGATATAGCCTCGGATAGGCAGAAGGTCATAGACTCGGAGATAGGAAACGTCTCATCGGAAGGATTCAAGTACAAGAACGTCGGGCACGTGTACACCTCCAGTGAGGTGGTCCCGCGGACCGGGGAGGAGTACTCCTACGAGATCTACGCTCACGGCCACCCGCTTGGTGGGGATAATGCCGGCATGGAGAGTTGCTCGAGATCGGGCCTTCGATGCAGGGCAGGCGCCGGTACGGATTCCGTATGCGACCCGGGTGGTTGCGTTATAGGAACTCTGGAGCGTGTGAATGATAGTAAGTGGAGGTACACTTCCTCGAGTACATATGGCGACGACTCGCTCCCCATAACCTACTACCTACCCGCGGAGAAATCCGTCGCTCTCAGAACCATAGTTAGAGGCGACCACTACACCTACGGTCCGGAGGGCGAGGTTCGCACAGTGAGCGTGACAAGCCCGGCGAGCGTAACGTGCAAAATCTACCTCCCGCCAAAATTCTACTACTCCGACGACTTCATCGACTCGGAGATAGATCGGACCGACTCCAGGTTGGTGGATGTTGCCCGAAAACCAACAACGGACCTCGTGGGCGTGGAGAGCAGAAAGCCCAGATTCGTGCAGAGGATCCTGGCCTCGGCGTACCCCGGAGTCTCCGAGGGTTTCCTCAACAACCACCTACAGTCCCCCGCCTCCGAGGAGATCCGGGACGCCCTTGTGGGTGCTTTCGAGGGGCTCGAGGTCGAGTGGTCGAGTAGGTGTAACCAGATCGTGGAGGAGGAGTTCGGAGGCGGTTGGAGCGGGTTGGAGTTCGTCTCGGTGGTGTTTGACCGGGTCAAGACACTGCTGGGGAGTGTGATCCAGGTCACGGGGAGTTCGCTCTCCGCCCCCAGAATCTCCTACGGCAGAGACAGTATATCCAGGCCCGTCTACTCACGTCTCCCAGGGCTCGCGGAAGCGTACCTCAAGTGGTCTGTTGAGGAGGGAGAGGACGAGCCGGCTCGGTGGTTGACCAGCGGCGCGGACGAGTTCCTATCCTCCAAGAAAGAAGAGGTGGCGGCGTTCTACTCCGATTACCTCGATCCCGACACGTGCAGTCCGGGCCTACTCGATTGGCTGGCCCAGCACGTAGGACTTTTTGGGGAACTGTGGAATCCCAACTGGGATAATAAGGTCAAGAGAGCGCTCATCAAGAACTCCTTTGGTTGGTGGGATAGGGAGGTCAGCGAGACCTTCCCCACTCTGGGCGAGGTACTGACCATGAAGGGTGGGGCGCTGGAGCACCTTCCTTTCACAAACCCTGAGTGGAACGGAACCACGGACAATCTACTGGGCATAAAACTGGACGAGATCGAGACTATAGACCTTCTCAGGGATCCAGGGTCGGGTCAGATAACCCGCATCGAGCCACTCAGCCTGCTGAAGGTAAAAACGTACTCCGACACCGACGAGAAGGTATCTCTAACGCCTACGGACCAGGTGACAGTGGACAAGTCCCTCTGGAACGGACTGATGGAAGCCAAGGGAAGCCTGCTTGGTGCGGTGTTTCTTAGTTCGCTTTTCGGGTTAAAGTCTCACTCCTCCAAGGAGCTCGAGGTAGTGGACGCTGAAAGAAAGCTACTGAGGCCTAGGACCGGACTCAGATCCGCGGAGATAGACGCTCCGGTACTCCTCCCGTACAAGAGCGAGGTGTTGCAGGTGGGGAACCTCGTTGACGCCAGCGTTGGCAACTACACCAACCAACTCGTGGCGGGAGTGAGCAGAGTCAGTAGCGTTGAGGATAGCAAAAACGTATTCTTCAGAGTACCCTACTACTACAATAGGGACGGGAAGTCGTGGGACGCGGTGACGTACATAGCCCAAAACTGGATGCCATCTAACCTGAACGTTCGGGTGCAGTACGCGTACCTGTCCGCCGGCCTGTGGAAGGTTGGGGACGCGTTCTTCGAGCCCGATGTCAACGTAAGCGATCTGCAGGCAGGGTAATGGGATTTTTTGAGGAACTTCAGCAGGTAAAGGAACTCTCCTCGCGCACGTCGGAGGCCATGGGGGGAGTGTACGCTGACCCATTCAACGAGATCGCCACGGTGGTCTCGGTAAGTGATCCTAAGAAGCTCGGTAGGGTGAAGGTGGAGTACCAGGACGGTACGACGAGCGACTGGGCCTACGTACTCGGTAGTGGCAAGGGACTGCTCAGCGCCCAGCTCATCGGCTCCAGTTGCCTCGTGGGGAAGGCCCATGGCAACTCCGGAGACGCTTTCATCCTAGGGTTTTTCAATAAGAACCCCAACGTAGGTTCGGGTGGGGCCCCGGTGCAGATCACCACGCTTAACGAGCAGGTAGCGCCCTACAGCGCCCCCTCCTCGCCAGGAGATCAGGGCCTGAGATGTAACAGGGGGAATGGGGGAAGAGTTTACCTACTCGAGAGCGAGATGAACCAGGATGTTGTCGTCTGCATGCGACGCAACAACCCGCAGGAGGGGGGCGAGGAGGTATGGAACTGGAAATCCCTCACCAGCAGCAAGTGGATAGAGAAGGGTTTCGATCCAGGAGTCCAGGACGCCACCGTCACCGACCTCTCTCAGAAGAAGGGCATACCGCAGTGCAACCAGGCCCAGGAAGGGGATGTTAGGGACTTTGCCGAGGACCGGAAGTTCAGAACCTTCCAGATAAAGTGCGGAAGAGATGAGAACGGAAACTTCACCTGGAAGCCGGCGGGTGCCACTCCTATATTCATCAGAAGCCTACTACCGGATTGTACAGACGCCATTCACGGGATGGACGCTGTACTGGACGACGGGATCAACTCCCAGCGCATAAGCTGCCTGAGGTACCAGGGCGCGCTGAAGTGGGTCAATCCTGGCAAACGAGAACCCATCCAACTCCACTCAAAGGACGCTCCTATGACGAAGGAGGAGGTTCTGAATAGTGCCAAGCCCATACCCGCGCTCAAGGACGGGAGTTCGGGGATGGGAGGCGGGGATTTTGTGGGCAATTCGGCCCCGGATGTCCTCAAGATGGCGGCTAAGGCCATACCAGCCGCCCTGGAGACAACTCCCCTGGGCGTAGCGCTCAAGGCCGCCAATGCTCTGTCCGGCAGTTTCGACGGAGCTAAACTTCTGACCGACATCGCCAAGACCGTCATAGTCAATAACTCCACTCTGCCGGTGGGTAGCATAGTCTCCCAGATCACGTCCGCGCTCGACTCCTCGGGGGTCATAGATGACGACACTTCAGCGGTGCTTAGGACACTCGGAGGAGTGGGGGATCAGTTGCTGAGAGGCGCGAGGAATAATACAGTGGATGATTCGCTGGAGATCATAGGTCGCAAGGCTCTCAACCAGAGCATAAAAACCCTATCCCCAGAGGCCTCCTCGGTGTACTTCGGGTACATGGCGGGGGGCATAGCCGGGGCCATGGACGTTGCCTCGGCCCTCAAGCTCTCCGTCATCCCCGAGGAGGTGAACAGCGTGATCAGACCGGCTCTGGAGGCCGGTGCTGACGTGATCAGACGGCAACCCAAGGCCGTGGAGAAGCTCGTGGGTAGCGCGACAGGGGGGCCTGGAGCGGCCCCATTCGACCAGGCCATCTCCACACTCCAGAAGGTGGTTCCCATGGTCCCTGGGGTGGTCTCGGGGGTCACCAGCGCACTCAATTCCGGGGAGCTTGGGGAGGTGGCCTCGACCCTGGCATCCTTCTCCGGCCTTCCCAGCATACCAAAGTTCGACGGGGTAGCGGACCTTCCCCAGATCGCCTCCACAGCCCTACAGGCGCTGGAGTTGGGCAAGCAGTTCCTCGATGTGTTCAAGGGTGGTATCTCGCTGGAGGGTTTGGGCAAACTTCTAGGTGGTAATCCTGTGGTGGGATTGCTCGGAGGACTGACGTCAGGTCTCTTCGGTGGAGGAGGCGGTGAGTGCCCCTGTGACCCCAAGTGCCGGAAGACCGAGCACTTCAAGGACTCCGATGGCAACAACTTGCTGGAGAAGTGTGGCAATGTGGTGGCGAATAGCGCCAGCGCCTACTCGCCCGAGGGCGATCCTACTCGCAACAACGAGAACGAGGTAGCGGAAACGCTGGGGAAAATTGCCACTAAGGTGGGTGAGGAGCTCTGCATTCCTAACACCTGGGATCTTACGGAGATGATCCAGGACGTAAAAAGGCTCGGGGAGATGGCCGACAGGCTCAACAGTGCCAAAGACGCCGACTGGCCCGAGTTGTGGTCGGAGTTGGTCTACACCTTCGAGACGGTGGAGAAGGCCTTTAAGAAGACCGATAACAACATAACCAAGGTGGAGTCGGTTGAAAGAAAACTCATAGACGCCCAGCATCGCCTCATCAACAAACTGATGGTGGGAAATGAGTCCTTTCTATCCCAGACCCTACTGAGCATAGTAACAACCTCCAAGGCCATACGTGACGTCTACACGTACGTGAGAAGACTCGATGCAGTGAAGAAGGGCGGAGGGGCAGGGGTCACGGTCACCGAAAACCTATCCAACGTCTTCGACAACATCATCAGGATCGCCAAACTCAACGGCGTCTCCAAGAAAGAGGCAACCTTCATAACCGAGAGGTTTCTAAAATCCGCCGATGCGGAGTGGAAAGATCTCAACCCCGCCAAGGGACTGGTTGATCTGACGGACTTCGTGCTAGGCATCGTGCCGAAGGACCTGCCCGCCGTATTCGACAAGTGCCTCACTAAGAACAACAAGGATAAGGTACTGAGCGATTCCCTCGAGTCCAAGATCAACTCCCCGTTCCCCCAAGCTCCCCAGTCCCTCCTCGACTCCAAGCTACCCCAATCGCCCAGAATCCCCTCCCTACTCGATCAGATAACTTATGAACAAGGCCGAGCTCAAAGCGGAGAAGCAAACTGTTAAGGAGATGGAGGGGGAAGTACTCTCCCTCTCACCCTCTGACAAACAGGAGTTGCTAAGGCTGAAATGCCGCACGGACTTTCTCACCTTCGCGCGTTACATCACATCCGAGGTCCCAGTCGCTGGGACATTCAAACCGTTCAAAGTCCACTACAAGATCGGGGATTTCCTGCAGCGCATCGGCGACGGGGAGGAGGACTACAAGCAGACGGCGGTCTCCCTTCCTCCGCGTACGGGAAAGTCCCTGCTCATCTCCAAGATCTTTCCGGCCTGGCAGATGGGCCGGAGTCCGTCGGCTCAGTTTATCATGAGTTCGTACGCTCTCCAGCTTACAAACGAGAACTCCAGGGCGGTTATAGAGTACATCTCCCACGAGCAGTTCAAGTGGATCTTTCCGGAGTGCGAGGTGGATAGGGATAAATGCAATCTAGGGGCGATCCGTAGTGGCAATGGCGGGCTTATCAAGATCGCCTCGGCTGGGGGTAATGTCACAGGCTTTGGTTTTGGAGTGATTAGCGATGAGGAATTGCCGGGTGTCGGGATCCTGGACGACCTTCTCGCGGATGGTAACTCTCCAACCATCATGGAGTCTACGTTCGCCTGGACGCAGACGCAGTTCCTTACCCGTGGTCTGCCCAACCACGCCATCATCTCCATGGGCACGAGGTTTCACGTTGACGATGTCATAGGCAGGTTGCTGAAAGCCGACCCAGAGGGCTGGAGGGAGCTCAACGTTCCGGCGCTGTGCATCGACGAGGAGAACGACGTGCTCGGGCGGGAGCTCGGGGAGTCGCACTGGCCTGAGTTCTTCCCAGTGCAGAACCTCCATGCCATACGCAAGTCTATCGGGGACAGGGATTTCAACTCTCTGTATCAGGGGAGACCGGCAGGTGAGCAGGGGGCCATCTTCAAGGAGACGTGGTTCGATTACCACTCGAAGAATCTCGGGAAATACGGATTCATCTACGCCACCATAGATACCGCGTACAAGGCGGAGAGGATGAACGACTACACCGCGATATGTATCTGGGGTTACGACAGAGCGAATACCAAACTCCACCTCATCCACTACATCCTTGAGAGGCTGGAATTCCCCGATCTTGAGAAGATCTTCCCGCAACTCATCAAGCAGTGGAAGATACGGTGCATATACATCGAGGGCAGGGCTCAGGGCGTACCTCTTATCCAGACCCTGAAACGCTCGGTTAACATCTCCATCAAGGAGCTGGTTCCTAACAAGGACAAGGTGCTGAGAGCGAATGCTATCGCCCCCGTGGTGGAGGGTGGCGCCGTCTCCCTGTACGAGAATCTGCCCAACCTAGCGGATAGGATTGCCGAACTTACATCCTTCCCGTACATCAAAAACGACGACTTCGTGGACGCTTTCGTCTACGGTGTCACCGTGTACAGGGACGAGATTATGGGAGGGAAGGCGGTAAGCGGTGGGGAGAGGCGTAGACTGCCACAGTTGGTCCATGATCCCTACTACCGTGGGGGAAGTAGGAGAGTCTCTACCGACATAGGATTGGTGGGAACCAGGATGGATCGCGGGTACAGCGGCACTCGTTACCTATAACGGGCGTTTGTATGGTATAATGCGTTCGTATCACCTTGCAAGGATTACAAATTATGACAGATCAACAGTTCAAGTACCGGGTGGTCTTCTTTCAACAACCCGGTTGCGTTGCGTGCAACACCATGAAGCCGGTATGGTCGGCGGCGGCTAACGAGCTCTCTGAGGAGTACCCTCACTACTCCATAGGTTTTGGCGAGTGGGACGTTACAACCGACGAGTGGGAGTTCTGCGACCAGATCGAGTGCGATGGCACTCCGAACTTCGCCGTGTTCGACGAAGACTCGGAGCTCCTAGGTATAAATACCGATGGCATTCTTGCTAAGTCCCAACTCAAGGACTTCATCGTGGGCGCCATAGAAACCAACAACTAATGAACACGAACTTTACAACAACGCCCCGCCGTGGCTCTAGAAAGGAGACAGAGCGGGACCGTCAGATCATCTCGCAGATGTGGAAGGCCAACCAGGTCGCGAGACGGATCTCCAGTTTTACCGGGTTGCCCTACGAGGAGCTTAGGGACGCGGCTCTCGAGTACATTGTCAGGATCTACGACTCGTGGGATCAGAGTAAGGGAGCCAATTTCTCCACGTGGGTGAATAGGTGCCTCCAGTTCCACATGCTTAACTACCTCCGGGACAATAGCCGGCTCGTAAAGATCCCCCGCTCCTACTCCGATCTCTACCTGAAGATCCGTAAGTACCTCATAGAGGACCCCGATATAACCGACGACAAGATCTCCGAGAAGATCCAGGTGTCGGCGAAAAAGATCCGGGCGGTGCGCCAGGCTTTCTCCATGAGCTTCTCGCAGATAACGGAGTACTCAAATGTCATCGAACCCGACTACGAGACGGAACTGACCTTCGCGGACCTTCTGGGGTCGCATAACGACCTGCTGTGCAGGATCACCGAACTGGAGCCCGGGGACGAGGCGTTCCTCACCGACTACCTGGTGAAGAAGAGAAGCGTATCCACGTTGGTTCGTAAGAACCCCCACCTACGCAACGCCGAGGACATCAAGCGCTACTCGGAACAACTGATAGAATTTATCCTATGCGACGGACCGTTACCATCCAAGAAACCCCCTACAGTAAAGGCGGCTTCGAAAAAAAGTGGAGTGAAGTAACTTCCGCGACGGAGTGCAATTACTTCGTGAGGGGGGAGGACGAGGCCTTTCTGAACTCCGTTGTCGACCTCATTCCCCGGTGGAAGGTGACGAAGGATCGCGGGCCCGTGAGGTACAAGATCCGCAGTAAGAAGTTCCAGGGCAAGGCCGTGAGAGGGATCGTCATGATTACGTCTAAGTCTAAACGCGAGGTCTGGTTGGGCAAGGGCAAGGTGGTCGACGAACTATTCCCCAGGAAGATCGAGTTGCCCGAGTACAAGAGGAATAAGAAGGATGCTCTGGTCGCTATGAGGCAGATCATCGATCCTCAGATCAAGACGTTCCGCGCGAGTGTCAACAGGCAGCTCAAAAAGAAGCCGTTGAAATGCTCCCTAAGTGGCGAGTTCATCAACTCGGGCGAATTTCACATAGACCACCGATACCCCTTCAAGAACCTTGTGGAGGAGTGGTGCAGGGATGAGAGGGTGGATCTTGAGAACGTTGACGTGTACTGCAGGGGGACGAAGTGTTACTTTAAGGACACGGATCTGGCGGAGAGCTGGTTCGATTATCACATGATGAACGCTCAGCTGCAGGCGCTCAGCGCCAAGGCCAATCTTGAGAAGGGCGCCAAGTACTACGGTTAGCGCTTCTTTTTCTTGGAGCTTTTCTTAGGCTTGGAGGGGGCTTTGCCCTCCACGGCGAATCCGGAGCCACTGCGCTCGGCTATCTCGTCCCCGAGCCCTGTGAACTTCAACCCGGCCAGCTCCGAGCTGAGATCCACGTCATCGAACATCACCTCGAAGATCTCCGTGGCGGCGTCGGCGATAATACTCTCCACCCCCTCCGCGGTCTTCCGCCCGGTGAGCCACGGCTTACGCTTATCCACAGCACCGGCGTAGCCCATCTTGTTCGTCATCTCGTACACGCCCTGCGACTTGCGGTTGACGTAGTGGGAGCCGTAGAGCCTACCCGATATGATTCTCACACCCTCCTCCTTGTACCTACGCTTGAGGAACTGGATGACGGCGCCGTCGGGATTCTGCGCCTCTATGTACCCCTCGAGTTCCTTCACGGCGCTCTCAGCGCGCATGATGAGAGCCTCGCCAGGCTTGCCCTCAAACTCGATCTCCACGCTGGACTCTTGCAGCGCCCTGATGTACTGCGAGAGGTTGTACTCAACCTCCTCCGTGTACTTCTCCGCAACGTGGGCGAGAGTGGCCTTCCTCACACCCTCCATCTGGGAGCGGAGGATCTGGTTCCTGGCCATATCCATGACCTCCTTCTTGGAGGAGGAGAGCACCGCTCCCATTACCACACCGGCGAGCGCTTTGTAGATCATGAGGGTTTATCGCACTTGATCTGGTTGAAGTACTTTCTTGCCGCTGGACTACGATTACCCACTTCAAATTCGGGATCGCGCGGAACCTCAAACTCTCTCATGAACCACTCCATCGCTTTTTCGGGGGTTTTTGAGTTATTCATTTTGTCTATAGTGGATTTATACTTACCCTCTAACTCTTTCTTTAGGAAGCTTAGTTGCTGATCTAAGGAGCAATTTCTTCCGCATTTGTAAGTGTTAGCGAGATCGTCCGCCCTGCTTCCGCACCACTGAACGAGTCCGTAACCCGTGGTTCCCAGGACCCTAGATGGCGTACTACCACACCCTCTACCGGGACTCGAACCGTTGTGCACGTTAAAATTAACTCCGCTCTCCTTCTCCATGTTTGCCAGAGCTCCCGCCAGGGCTTCTCGAGTCTTCAAACCGGCTGACATAAGACCATTTATAATGGAGTCTTTTGCTGGATCTCCTATCTTGCAGGTTCCAGGAGGGAAGGATGCTGCCACGTCCGTAGGTGAGGTGGAGTCACTGCCCTGGCTGAGGAACTCGCTGAGGTTCTGGGCCTCGGGGCAGTAGAGTTCGGTGGAGTCCTTACCATCCACCTTCCAGTTCAACCCGCCCAAAGACCTGATGTAGTCGTAGTAGTTGCTGGTTATTTTGGCGTCACCGGAATCCCTCATACTCTTGAGGTAGTTTGTGAAGGTAGGTACGCGGGTCAGCTGAGTCCCCCACGCGCTTACGGCCTCTATCTGCACGCGCAGGTCCCCCTCCCTCCAGCGATACTCGCACTCATTAACGAACCAGTTCTTAAACCGGTTGGGGATCCAGACGCCGGGATCCCTGCTCGCGGGCCTGCCCTCCTCCACCCAGGCGTCGTAGTCGGTGATAAACGAGAGGATGGTTCTGCCCGGGATGATGCGCAGGGACCTTGGAATGCCCTTAAAGCTTGTTTCCATTGTCAGGCCCTGGGTGGCGGGGGAGCCGGATATTGTCGGTTTGCTCTTACCTCCACCGGAGGAAACACTCATTCCGGCCAGGTTGGGTGGTATAGATTTATCCTGAAGATGGCATATCAGTAATTCGGGTCCTTCGGGAGGTTTGAAAGCAACACCGTTTCCGCAGTCGCTTCCACCCACTCCGGGGCCAGCGGCTACAATTGTACCGGTCACGCTTACTGGTTCTCCAGCTTTTATGGGGTAGTCTATTCCAGCATGATCTCTTCCAGCGCCGAATCCTTGGCCCTGCGTATAGGACGTAAGTGACTTGCCAGCTACAGTAACGTACTTGGATGCTAGTGAGCGTAATTGCTGCTCGGAGAGAGTTCTGCTGGTGGATTCCTGGATATGAACGTGGGGTCCTGAGGATTGCCCAGTAGACCCCACTCTGCCGACGATGAATCCTTCCGATGGTGCCGATGACGAAGCGGAGGAGGCCGGGGCGGTTGCAGTGCCCGCCTTGCGGGCTTTCTCCGCGGCGATAGCTCTCATTGTTGGATCCATCAGCTGCTTATAGAGCGCTTCCTTCTGAGCGGGGGTTCCCGACGTAAAGATCCGAGAGGTCGGATCGTCCATCCTTCCCACCTCGAGTATCGTCCCGCCGCGCTTAGGAACCGCTAGACCATCTCTCCAATTTTTATTGAAAGCCCCATACTGGGACGCAAGAGCGTCATCTAACGGCCAGATTTGCTTACCTCCGGTCGGTGGAATAACACCACTGTTTCCCGATTTTTGGTCGTTGTGTATCTCTATAACCTGTCTACCTCCCGATACTCCAGCGCTAGTTTTAGCGTACTGGGATCTAGGATCAGTCTCGGGTATACTTCCTGACGAGGGTAAATAAAATTCTACAAAGTCCGAGACACCGTACGCGCTAGCGTTTCGCTGCGCCCACTTAACAAGTTCGACGTTTAACTTCGCTTCATTGGGAGCGCCTGAGGAAGTAAAATCGGCGTGACCCGCCATCAATAGTATTTTGGAAGGTTTATTGGTTGTAGTAGCCTTCCAGTCTTTAAGATTCTGCTTGGGGGCTGACGGTACTACACCACCACCAGACCCCACTACAGCGGGACTTTGGGTGGTTGGTATATCAGTCTCAGGGAACGCCCACTCCCACACGATCTTAGGATTGATGACGGTGAGTTGGTCGTTATGCCCCATGATGTAGAATCTGACAAACTCGGGCTTATCGGAGGTGGAGGAGCCGAGCTCCTGACTGATCTCCACCTTATCCTTGGGCTTCACCTTCACCGACGATAGGTTGGTGGACTCCTGAAACACAGGCCTAAAGAAGCACTTCTGGCTCCCTTCCTTCTCACAGATCTGCAGGGCAAATTTTGTCTTGATGAGTACCCGCCCGCTCCCCTCGATGGCCTCCTGAACCACCCCGCTCAGAAACGAGATGGAGGTGGTGCCGTTGGGCGCCGTGCCAAAGAGCTTCAGGCCATCCTTCTGGATCTTTGTGGCCTCCTCGTTGGTCACCTGCGCGCTCTTCGCGTTGGAGGAAGCCGGCTTAGCCTCCCGCCACACGTACCCAGTCGTCGAGGGGGCGTTCTTTACGTGCTTGGGGGCCTTCTCGAAGAGACCGGGGAAGGCGACCTTTTTGACCTTCTCCATGGCCTTCTTTCTCTTCTGGGGCACCATGTCCCCCAGGACGTAGGTGGAAGCTTTGAAAGCCTCGGAGAGGTACGGGTCGGCGTTATTCCGATTGGAGCCGGACTCGGCGTTGAGGGCCAGGATGGTCAGTTCCGGTTGGCCGTTGATCTCGTACCCTTCGTAGAGGCCTTTGCCGAGGTAGAATACGGAACACCCTTGATTGATCTCGCCCCTGGAGCACATGGAGATCTTATTCGCGTAATCGCGTGTTGGCATGGAGAGGAAGTTACCACTGACCGAGTCGAGGACTTTCTTAATCGCCTCGTCGACAGTCACCCCGGTGTAACGCACCGTGCGGGGGAGTATCCTCTTCTTGGTCGGATCGGAGTTGGTATTGGAGCAGAAGGACACCGAGTACCCCTGGCCTTCCGCTAGGTCCTTCAGGGCCTTGTCGATGGGCAGGCCCTCGTCCAGGGAGATGTTGACCAGCGACTGATTGAATAGTATGGAGCGGGCTTCCTGCCCGCGAATGGTCACGCTCGGGTACCTAGCTCCGTGGGAGATGGAGAGGCCATTGACCCTGAAGTAGAAGTCGGAGCCGAATGACGTCCCCTTGACATCGTACCACAGCGACAGGACGAGGAAGGGGAATTTGCTTACGGAGGTGGTTCCGTCCGACTCACTATCAACGTACTTGAAGCACTTGTCGGTGTAGGGATCCTGCCCCTCCCCACACGGGGGAAGGAGTATGTTGTTCGCGGAGAAGATATTGGACTGCGTGTACAGGCTGGCGGCGTCGAAGAGCGCTGGCCAGGCCAGTCCCGTGAGGTAGGGATCGCTGATCGTTACGGAGCAGGTGGAGGCTGAGAGCGCGTTGGTGCTGACGGAAGCCTCCGTCGAGGAGTCCGCGTTAGCGAACGCCGCGTTAGGCTTCCACTTCAGTTTTACGTTTAGCTCCTGTATCTGCCTTTCGTCGAAGACGATAAGCTGCTCCGATCCGGAGGGACGGTAGCCTACGCGGGCTCTGCAACGGTACAGACTCGACACATCGGGCGCTTATCAGACTACGGCGACGACTTTGGCCAGAGCCGCGGTCTTCTGGGTGGCGCCGGTGGAAACGGCGGTGTTGACGTTGAGAGCGACGATCTGACCGACTTTGAACCCACCACCGGCGGTTGTGATCGCGCCGAGCGCGGTAACCTTGCCCGCTGTGAGAGTTGCGGTCGCAACACCGAAGGCATAACCCGCGGGATTGGTTGTCTCGGTCGACTCGATCTTGATTGACACGGTGCCTGACGTCAGAGTGCCGTTGGTGGTGTAGCCACTTCCCGCCTTCTCCAAGGAGAGTGTCACGAGCCCACCCACAGGGGCCTGAGGAGCCGGAACGACCTCGGCGATGATCGCTGAGATCACTTCGGCCAGGTTGAAGCTTGCCACCATGAAGTGGAAGTCCTCGTCGCCCTCCATACCAACGTACCTGATGACGTTAAAGAGGCCCTCGTCGAGCAGCGCTTTGTCCTCGGCGGGCACGTCGGCGCTGGCGTTAAGCGCGTCACCGATGTACTTGAGTAGGCTGTAGGCGATCCTCTTGGCTTCGAAGCCCATCGTCGGACCCGCCTTCACGAAGCTATTGTATAGAGCGAGTCTGCTGGCGGAGGTGTTGTCACCGTTGCTGTACGACGCGACGAGGGTGTCCGTGCGGGCTTCGTCTAGAAACTCCTGGAATTTGATCTTGTATTCAAACTGGATTCCCAGGGTACGGTACAGGCCCTGGTTGAGGATATTGGCCATGGTGAAGTAATACTTCTAGAGCCCTTATAGGGCGGATCGACTATCTTTAAACAGAGACAAGGTGATCGAGCAGGTTAAAGTCCTTGTCAGTGTCGCGAAGAACGGTGTGCGGGAGGAGGGAGTAGCGGTTGAGGTAGTTATGCATGTAGCCGTAGTAGGCGTAATGCTCGGCCTCCCGCGCCTTCATCTTATTCTTGATCCACCAGGCCGTGGCCTCAGGATACTCCTCCCGTACCTCGATGAGGTGATGGGGTTGACTCCACTTCCATTCCCGCTCGAGGAGGAATACCTTCACGTCCGAACTGCGCTCCAGGAAGTAGGATTCGGCGGCTTGAGCCCACTCGTGGGAGATGGAGATACGCCTACGAAACTCGTCGTAGAAGCAGACCTCGGAGAACCCACGATCGCATAGCACGAATTCTGGCGTCCTCTCTAGGACGGAGTTGAAGGGCCCGATGTACTGCTCGATGGGGCTGGAGTGGTGGGGTTGAGGCTCGGAGAAGTGCAGGGCGGTGGCGTGAATGTTCCGGTGCCGAAATCTCCTGAGGGTGTTCTCGATGATGGTAGATTTGCCGACTCTGTCAGCTCCAAGCAGAACTACTGTGACGGGCTTGGACATTGGAAGTGAGATCATAGTACTCGTATTATATCACGGATTCCGGCCCGCAGTCAAGAGCGCGCTCGAGCGCAGGCGCCCGCGCCCCGTGCACCGTAACTTTTCTACTATTACTTTTCACTAACGTACTAGAGTTTAAAGTACTTGTACATACTTGAACAGAGCAGGAACATGCCCGCAGCTCCCGTGCCTCCCTACCATCGCTGGGGAGTCAGATTTACATCCGACACTACCCACAACCTACCCTACCTCCAGATCCAGCACGACGAGGACGAGAACTCAGCCTACAGAGGCGAGCTGTTCCTCAACGAGGCGCTCGACGAGATGTACTACGTAGATCTGAGCGGGACGGCCAGAAGGTTCGGGGACAGGGCCTCCGTCCCGTTCTCCCGGCTGAGCTTCACCGGCCTGAGGGAGTTCACCGATGACGCCTCGGCCGCGGCGGCCGTGCCCCCGGTGGCCATTGGGGGTATGTATAGGACCGGAAACCTACTAAAAGTCAGAGTGGTTTAAAGTCTGTCAGGATGCGAAAACAATAGCGCATGTCCAAACAGCCAGGCGCTTCACCACTACCAGGACCCTAGGAGTTATTACGCTCCCCTGGGTCCTTTTTCGTATCCGTACCCAGACGCAAATCTCATGGCTAGAAAATCAACACGGAAACAACGCCAACTAGAGGACAACCACCTTCTTTCGACGGAGAGCGCCCCCGCCCAGCCCAAATTCCAGGAGAATAGGACGCTGATGCCCCGCAACCCAAACCAGGTGGATGCAATGAGATACCTGCGTACCAAGACTCTCACGATGCTCTCGGGACCGCCTGGCACCGCTAAGACCCTTCTCGCGACGTACGTAGCCTGCGAGAAGCTGGCAAAGCGCGAGATCGACAAGATCTACTACGTAAAGCCCGTGGTCGATGTCCCCGGAGAACAGGGGCTTGGCTTCCTACCCGGTAACCTCGAAGAGAAGATCGCACCGCACATCTGCCCGGTTCGCGACTCGTTGGAGGTGTTCATGCCCAAAGGCAAAGCGGAGTACCTCCTCTCGAAGAAGTACATCGAGTTCCTGCCGATCGACCACCTGAGAGGACGTTCGCTGCGCCGCTGCGTAATCATCGCCGACGAGATGCAGAACACCACCACCCACAGCCTCATGACGATTCTCACACGTCTAGGTGACGGATCGAGCATCGCCCTGCTCGGGGACGTGGTGCAGAGGGATCTGTCGGGCAAGTTCGGCGGGGATGGTCTTTCCGACGCCCTAAGACGGCTCAAACTCCTCCCAGAGGTGGGTCACGTGGAGTTTGGGTTCGATGACATAGAGAGGTCGAGTTTCGTCCAGTCGGTGATCCGGGCCTACTCGGACCTGTACGTCTCCAGGTGATAGAGGAGGTTTAAGGTATACTAGAAGTAGTGCTTTGAGAAGATGCCTAAGCAAAAGACCGGCGGAAGACTGAGAGTTTCCCGCACCCAGCCTCAACTGTTCCTGCAGAAGGACCGTGCTGAGACCGAGGTGAAGTACTTCGGTCTGCTTAGGGACGAAGCGCTCGGCGACCTGACCTCCAACGACGAGGCGCTGGCCGGAGTACTGAAGGACATCCAGGACTCGGCCGAGGCCTCCACCCTCGGTAACTTCGGGCCCCCGGACATACAGATCCTCGACGGTATTTTCAGATTCGGTCTGAAGCGGGAGGATTTTGAGGTGCTGAGCGGCGCCTCCATCAACGCTCTGGACGAGCAGGGCGTGTCTGCACCGTTGGTCAGCCCACGACAGCGTATCGCCGACCGCATAACCCAGGCCGAGGGATTTGCCGGAAGGGGGACGATCTACCAGGGCCAGGGATCGGTGCTCTTCAAGTACTACGTTCCGGCAGACCAACCTACCGGCTCGACGAACAAGTACTCCCACACCAACCTACCGCCATTTTTCACTGAGGCCATCACCTCCACGGCATTCAACTCCGCGGACTTTGTGCCCCTTACGGATACGCAGATCGCCGAGACTCACCGTGTAGGGTATGTCAAGGACGGAGCATTCGTGCCTGATGTCGAGAATGAGTACTGGTGGAGTGGGGAGTACAACTACGACTTTCTCAGCGCCAACGAGTACGGCAGTCAGACGGAATCCGCTCTGACAAACCCCAAGTTCCCGATCGTTCGCGACGGTAACATGAAATTCGACCAGATCCCCCTGCGTGGTATCAACACCAAGTACAACTGGGGGTTGAGGTTTGATATGTGGATGGCGAAGGGAGCCATCTTGGGTACCACTCTGAGGAGGCTGTCGGCTCAGGTAAACGGGCACATCCGCGTCGATTACTTCGATAAGACTGGCTATAACCCCACCACTGGGGCCGTGGAGGGTACCTGGAGAACCGCGGTAAATACCGCCGATCCCTCCACCTACTACGTCCAGGTCTCCAAGGAGGTGGCCGCACCCAACGCCCTAGGTAGCCAGATCCACTACATCCAGGGCGGACCGACGATGCCCCTGGGCTCTGGAACGGGAACCCTCCCAGCTCAGAGAAGCCTGGCGGACGGCTCGGCGTTTGACTTCAGCAAGACCTACTCCGATAGGGAGGGGAATCCCGTATCGAACTTCGATGGGGATTACGTTCCCGTGGTTGTGAGGTTCTGGTACGGTCAGCCATCCACCGACCCGGCCCAGACAAACATACTTACCAACAAACCCCTAGGCCCTGCGGGTTTCTTCATCCGGTCCATAGAGACCAATATCAACCCGGTGGATCTTCCGAGCTGGAATGATTACTCCTCGCAACTCAGAGTTACTTGGAGTACTGCGCAGAGTGCCTGGGAGGTGGATACGTCAGCTGGTGGTAGCGCTGCCGCCGAGGCCAACTTTGTTAACTTCAGCAAATTCTTCGAGATCGTAGGCTACACTTTTATCGGCGCTTCCCAACCCGGAAGTGTATTGGGATACAACGTACCCTCGGCTCTCACCATCGCCACCAAGACGGCCCCCGTGCTCGGAGTCACCTACTCCCAGTTCTCCATCTCTGGCCTATCACCCACCAACGGGCAGAAGATCTGGGTGCTGGTGAAGAACCGTCCCCGCACCGTCATACCAACCACAGAGCTGAGGTACGACGAGCCGCTCTGGCAGAGATTCCTCTTCAATCCCAACCAGACCGGGAAGTACAAATCCGTCTACGACATGCTGGACGGGGTGGGGGCGAACTTCGTCAACCCCGACCCCTCCAAAATACCCTTTGAGCAGAATCTGGGCCTGTACAAAGCCAAATTCGGAAATCTACCAGAGCTGAATACCTACGGCACTGACCGGTACGATGGAATGCTTCCCAACTCCATCACAACCGCGGCCGCTCAGAGGGACTACGACTACAACCACTCCAAGCTTCTGATGATCGGGAGGCAGAGGAAGGGCACCGTTGCCGAGATCGGCACCACCTCTCCCTACTCCGGCAAGAACCTAGTGCCCGGGGAGGTTCGCAAGGACGGCGCCAACTACACCTTTATAGAGGTGATAGAGGATCAGGCCGGGTTTGGCGGTAACGTGATAATCGCCGGGTTCCCCACAAACGACCTAGGGGTTATAGACACCGCAACCCTCACCAACTACGGTAAGGCCCTGCACATGGCGGACAACTCCACAACATTCTCCAACATCTCCAGGCAGAATATCTCCACCCTCACCCCCACCAAACTACCCTCCGATCCCGACTTCAACCCCGGCACGATCAGAGTCCTCTACGAGGAGGTGGATGGTCAGGGTCGTTTATACTACGGATCGTGGGATGGTACCACCTTCACCCGCGATACCACTGGGGTGGTGGCTCAGTTGGCGCTCGGAGGTTCCGTCAGAAACCACCTCTCCAAGTCGGCCTTCACGGTGGCCTTCAGGAAGGGGACGACGGACTACAGTTTCTACGGTCTGATAGGTGTGCAGAGAACCTCGTTCGCTAGCGTTACGCTAACAGTGAACTCTGGAGATACTACGATCACCACGTCGGGAGGTGTATTCTCCCCGGACTCCGCCGGTAGCAACAACAGTCAGTATATCGGTTCCGAGATCTACTTCGCGGGTGACGCGACGGTAAGAAGAGTCACCTCGTACAACGCATCGACCGGCAGAGTGACCTTCACCCCGTCAAAGCCCGCGGGAGTGTACAGTAACTGCCAGGTGTACTACAACCACTTCCAGCTCGGTGGAACGCTTCCGTCCTTCATCACCGACTCCTCAGGTGCCAGGGTGAGCCGGGCGGGTGTCATCCCCTCCCCCACAGGTGGCAACGTTGCCGATCGGCTCGTGCAGATAAAACTGGTCATGAATGGAGCCTACCAGTACCTGCGAGTCGATCAGGGCGCTGGGTTGAGTTTCGGAGAGACCCTGTACGTTAAGGCTTCGTCCTCGCCCTCTCCAGGTAGTCCGTTCTCGCAGGATACGGAACTTCCTGCCCCACCGGCGGACATTGTTGTGCCATTCGGCTACGATAATACACCTGGGTCATCGGACCCCGGTCTTGGTGGCCTGTGCTACCCTCCCTACTCTATACAGAACATCGATCTCCAGGGACTGGTGAAGACCGACGCCGTTCTTTACAACTCCGGCCTCACGCCAGAGGGTCAGTTTGACGTCTGGTGGGGTGGAAGGATCAGTAATGTCACCGACATGGGACAGAAGTTCCTCCATGTCACCGATAAACTGATGTTCGATTTCTCCGCGGCGGAGCGGACAAACCTTCTCTCCACTCTCCTAGCGTCGCAGAAACCCGTATTCACTGGAGCGGAGTACACTCACAAACTAGAGGTGGAGTTGGGCGTGGGCCTACCCACCGACTCCGCCACGGCCATCAACGCCAACATCTACAACGACGCTCGCCTTCACTCCAACAACAAGCCAGTGAAGGATAAGTACTATCTCTTCATCCAGAAGCAGGAAGGGGGCCGGCAGTTGAGAGTCCTCTCCGCTAACAACCCCTCCTGGACCTGAGTCTTACGGTGCCAGGGTGAATAGCGGGACAGCGTATATAGTCGCCGGCAACCCATTTCTGATGACGCTCACATTGCCCACTGCCGGAGCGGTGGGGATGTGGTAGTAGAAGGCGCCGTCGCGACCGTTAGTGTGGATACGTTGTGCCAACTCGGAGATGGTCGTGTTGTACGAGTACCAGTTTGTTATCGCGGGGTCGTTCGTGGTCAGAGTGCCCTCAGCGCTCAGGGCGCCGAAACTCTGCCCGGTGAAACTAGCACCGCTCCCCGCGACGGTAGGGTTGGCAGAAGCCGCAGCTCCAGCGGAGTCCGTGATGGATTGGAAGAAGGGCTTATCGGTTGTCGAGAATGCCCGCCTGTACTCAGAACCCACTTTAAGGAATAGGCCCGGCGTACGTATCTGGAAGTTAGGGTCGGGTACGATGAGGCTCAGTGTCCCAGAGCTGACAGTATTTAGACCGGTGGCGATAGAGAACGCCGACGGACTCACGTACGTAGCAACGTAGTTCCCGGCAGGGAAATTATTGCCCGCCAAGGCGGTAACCTCCGACACTCTCACAACATTCCCGGTCTGCACGGAGTGACCGACCAGCGTGATAGTAACCGCCCCGGACGCCGTGGAGGACCAGGAGACAAGAGGCCCCATCACGAACTCGGAGACAGAGGTTCTTAGCCTATCCCCCGTTATAGAGTTGGCTCCCAGGGTGGTGTCATTCGGATCGAGTATGAAGTCCTGATCGCGCATCACCACTCTCTGCCATATCACAACGTCCTTACCCGCGAAGGAGTTGTAGGTGTAGCCGAAGATATTCTCCTCGGAGTCCGCGGGAGTTGGCCTTCTCGTATTCTGGATGGCTGTTCTGGAACTGTCCTTCAGTCCCTGAGCTCCGTTGCTGAGGTTGTTAATAGCCTCGGACACGGAAGCTCCCAGGGAGATCACATCTTCGGTGTAACTGCGAAGGTACAGGGGAGACTGGGCAAACTTAAACTGAAGGAGGTTATTGACATTCACTCCGTCAAATCTCCTGATGCGGATGCTCTGCTCCTCGGTCAGGCCAGTCGCCGGCGTGTTCCTATCCACGAACAGGTACTCGCCCCGCTCATCGTCGAATAGGAAGAACCCCTCGTTAGTGGCGTTCTTGACAGTGTACGTAAAGACTTTGGTGCGGATCGCCTCGGGCATGCCCTCGAAGAACGGGCCGCGTTGCTTGCGAATCTTCACCACCTGACCGGTTCTGGAGTCGTTAAAGGTCCCCTCGACAACTTCCAAGTCCTCGGGTATGATGTAGTTCTGCCCCTCGTCAGTGAGTTGGATGCTCTTAACTCTGAACCTGGAGCCGGAACCGGCTGTGAATCTTGTCAGTTCCTCCGTCGAGCATACCTCGCAACTCTGAGTGGTATTCACCGAGCCTACGGGAAGGATAACGGAGAACTGGTTCTGATCGACCACCGTCACAGAACTCACAAATCCGCTCTTCAGTGTGCCTGTGAGCACTCTGATGTAGACCGATAAGCCGTTACTAAGCCCGTGGTTGTTTAACGTAATTGTGGTCGGGGCGGTGGAGCCTAACTGAAGCCCGAATGACGTATTCGAGTACGTGGCCGCGGTTCCTGGCAGGTAGTCGTAGGAAAGTCTGCCAAAGACCACATCGGCTCGTGCCGACGTTCTCCCGCTCGACTTGCCCTTCAGCTGGACATTGCTGAGAACGATGTCGGAGCTGACCACCTGCACAGCTCCGGAGCCCGAGATCGACCCCCCGGCATTCACCACGGTGAAAGTAGACGGGGAGGGCACGGACTGCACAGTGTACTCCCCGTACGTAGCGTTGGTACCCCCACCGGAGTTTTCAAATCTGAGCAGAACACCCTGCCCCACCTTGAATCCATGGGCGGCGAGGGTGATAGTGACGGTGGATGAGGCGCTCACCGCCCACGTCCCGGAGAAAGTATCTATGTTCGACGGAGCGTCCTGCGAATTCAGGAAGTAAAAACCACCGCCCCCCAGAATAACCTCCAGGCCCGGAATCGATCCCGAGACGGAGTACTTGGGAGATCTAGCGGTCTGATCACTGCCGGTACCCGCGAGGTACTCGGAGAAATACACTTTGTTCTCGTCGGTGTAGGTGAAGTAGAGAGTGGAGAACTTTGTCCTCTTCAGAACGCTACCTGTGATGGTGCGTAGTTTCTCCGTTGTCAGTCTGAAGATCTGAGTGTCCTCGTTATCCTTCAGGCCCGAGAAGCATGAGGACTCGATGGTCGAGGATAGCGAGAACAACTCGATGTCTCTTTCTATACCAGGAGCGTACAGCTTCTGCAGAGCGGTCTTGAGGTTGAGATTAGATTCGGATAGATTCTTCGATCTAGCTAGGCCGATTGCCATGTTCTACTGCGCTCCTGATTTAGAAGAGTTGGATGGTGATGGTGGAGTAGGTATTTCCTACACCGAGCTGATTGAACTTAGTCTCCAGTGGATCGGGGACCGTCACGGTCTCGCCGGCGGCGTTAACGTACGTTGAGGTCTGGTCGAAGATCTCGCCCCTTGTCCAGTTCTGATACTCCTTGTTGGCGGAGTTGTACTTTGTGGAGAGGATGTTGACAATGAAATTGGGGCGGATGTTCTTCGTGCGGAAGTACACCGCGATGTCGTGGACGTCATTGATAATGCGTTTGACCGACTCCTTGGTGAGAACATTGCCCTCGAGCATGAATCTCAGGAGGGGCGGGGGCGAGGACGATCCGGTGCTCATGCCGGTGATATTCTTCAGGGTCCCCGACTGGTACTCCGAGAGGAGGTTGTTGTCAAGGTAGACGAATCTCAGCGCCCTGCAGTTTGTAAATAGGGGTATGGTGCCCGTCAGTTTTGCCGATCTGATATACACCTGGTCCAGTGACACGTGGTTGTTAAAGAACTCCGAGATGTTCTGCCCCGCCCGGCGGAACGTGAGCGAGGCGGAGGTCACCGAGACCGGCGCATTGATGTAGAGGAATAGATTGTCCCTGTCGATCTGGGTCACCCGACCGATGAAGCTCGTACCGCTATACACCTCGTCTCCGACCATGGCCTGGGAGTCTATTCTGAAGCCGCCCGGATTGCTCTGGTACAGTTTGTCGGACAGAGCGTTGGAGGTGTTGTTGTTGTTCCGTGACGTCCATGTCACACCCGGAGTATTCTCCTCCAGGGCGCCTGTCACGAGAGGCGCGATAAGCTTACCGCGATCGGCAACTGCTCCCCAGTTTCCTGGGTATCGCTGGGATAGTGTGCTATCCAGATTGACGTAACCAAGACCCTGGTTGACGGACGTTGTCTTGAAGTTGGGAAGCAGGGAACCACCGACCCCGTTGCCATTAGACGGGCCGTAGATAGACCCCACTCTGTTGGTATTAGTCGAGCCCAAGGCGGAGAGGTCCCTGAACCTGCAGTTGTGTATCCAGGTGTTAAACCCAACCCCTGCGGTGTTATTCGCGGTGAACACGGTTGGGAACACCCCTGTGAGGTAGGAGTCGCCTACGTAGAAGGTCGATACTCTGGGGAGGTTCTTTAGGTCATCGGGCCTGAACTCCATGTTCCTCGCCCCGCCATTGAAAATGTTGTGGAGGTAGAGAGCTGAGATAGTGTTATAGGACGTGGCCGTGGCCGGAGCGACAAAATTCTCCGGTAGTAAGTACTGACGCCCGTCCGAGGTCTCGTAGGGTTCCCAGTTATTAGCTCCCAGGTTGGCGTATGAGAGCTTAGGCGCGCCGGAAATCGAGAAGATCTTCCCCCACCACCCGGAGTACCAAGCGTCTATACCGCCTAGGTTGGGAGCCTGAAGGATGTCATCCGAGAGCATAGTACCCACACCCACTCCGGTGTTGTACTTGGTTTTATTGCTCGTCTGAGCCACGCCGCAGTAGGTGCAGTTTACATTACCGAGCTTGGCCCAGGTAAGGCTTGTGCCATTCGCGATTCTGAAGGCCATGTCCCTGTAGTATATGCCCAGGTACTGGGCCTCCGCCAACCATCCGCTCCACGCCTGAGCCGCTGTACCCGTCCCCACAAAACTGTACTTGGGGATCCCGTCGACAGTGGTGTTGGGGATAGAGACTCCCAGATCGGCATTGGTGGTGCAGATACCACCAAACCATCCGCCAGCATCCGATCCGTTATTGATATCGAAGCCCGAGAACTTGAACTGTCCGATAAACTGCTGCTTGACGGCTCCGCTATCCGCCGTGTTCCAGGTAATGGTGTTTCCTAAGTACCTGATCGAGCCATTGACCTCACCGCGGTGCCCGCTAAGCCCTAGAGACATCGGGGCATTGTTGTTTTTCAGTTTGGGGATGAGGCCATAGAGGACTCTGGGACTAGTTCCACCGGTGTTTATATTGAGGGATCTGAGGTTCGGGAAGAGAGTAGTGAAGTCGGGGTTGGTAAGTCTGACCGTTGGCCCTAGATTGAGTTCCTCAAGGAGGATGAATGGTCTGAAGCCATTAGCGATATCTACTACCGGAGCTGTGCCCCCATTCACGGAGATATTTCTCTGGTTCTTATACAGTGCGCCGGCGGAGTCCTGGGCGGTGGCTAGGTTACCACCGTACGCTGTAATCGCTCCTGAGTTTGTCCAGCCACTATACCCTAGGACTTGGGCCAGAGTGATGTTGGGGATAGCACCCGCCGAACTGGCGCCGGTAACCCCGACGGGAGGCTCCTGCCAGTCGAAGTAGGATACTATACCATTGAGCCAGAACGCGTTGCCGGAGATATTTAGCTTCTTGAGTTTGCTGTGTAGGGTCTTTAGCCAGACCGGTAGCGTGGAGAAGTTGTTGTTGGAGATGTTCAGATCTTCCAACGAGGTGAATCCGATCAGTCCCAGGTCCCTGCCCGCCAGCTCTGTCATCCCCAACCCGGAGAGGTTAGCGGCCACCACAACCGACGGATCCAGATATATGTACAGCAGGGCATCCACACCATTACATATGGTACCCGAGGTGCTTACGTTGATATTGACCGTATTTACCGCACCTGACGACTGCACCGCCCCGCTCCTAGCCAGTCTCAGATCCGACAGCCTCTTAAGCTCCCATCCGTACACGAAAGCGGGGGATAAGGAGTTAGCGCCTATTCTGGAGAAGGATAGGGTGGCACCGCCGAAGATCCTCACGGGGAGGACGAGCGGGGAGTTCTTGGTGGCGTAGCACTGCAGGTTGGTGACGCTTGGAGAGGTGTTTGTGGAGGTCCTCATGTACACCGGGATCTTCAGCGTGTCCGTTGGAGACTCCACGATCGAGCTCCTCTCTATGAGCAACTTGGAGGATAGTCTTAGCTCGTGGAGGTGGGAGCGCTTCCTGATCCTGAAGAGTCCGGGGTAGGACGCTGAGGTGTAAGCGCCGGCTCCGTTCTTCGACGCGCCGAAAAGACTCTCGCGCGAAGTGGGGACGGTGGTGGTTCTCACGTCTCCGTTCTCGTCGAGGAATCTGTATTCGATCCTCTTAGCCGCCAGACCTCCCTGGAAGACGATGATGTTATCCGACTGGAGATCGGTCACGAAGGACTGCTTTCCTGGCTCGCCTATTGCCTTATCGGTCGTGATGTTACCCAGCAGGGAGTAGTTGGCGTCTCCGAGTGTCCACGTCGAGATACCTACGGAGTGGATGATGGGTTTATCCAGTCCTCCGACCGTTCTAACGTCCTCCTTAGTAATCCCCTTGTCCGCGAGTCCATAGATCTGGTCCAGGCCCTCCGGCTCGAGGAGCAGGTTGGTGAGGGCGAGACGCTCGTCGGAGTCGTAGATCTCGCTGAGATCGTACCTGTCGACCAGACCGATGTCAGGACGATTCTGCTGAAGAAAGCTAAAAGATTCTACCATCACTGCTCCTTGTAGTTGAGTGTCACGGACATGGTTCCGTTCACGCCTGGGGCGAGGTTTCTCGCGATCATGAAGAGCGCCTTATTGTTCCAGAAACTGGGTCCTATGGACTCGGTGTTGATGTTGAAGATGTCCGAGAGATCTATCTCCGTAGGTTTATTTTCCGAGACGAAGAATGAAGCTACAGGGTCCCCTGACTCTTTAAACTCCAGCCATCTCACCGGGTAGTCGCCAACACCGGAGAAGCCCGCGCCCGAGAGGATATTGTTGCTGACAAAGCTGGGGCATTTCTTGCGTCGGTCCAGGCCACTAACTCCGCTAACGTCGTAGTAGGAGTAGTTGTCCGGGGTGAGGGTATCGGCGTGGTTGTAGGCAACCATCGACTTCTTCGCGGAAGTCACTGTATCCGAGGAACCACCGTCATGGAGGTCCAGGTTTCCGTCGATGTTATTCACGCTCAGAGTGCAGCCGTGTGGGGTGAATGGGGTTTGGATGACGCCATTAGGAGTTACCTGGCCCACAGTCATGCCTCCGATCTTGGCCCCCTCCCTCATCCTGATAAAGAATCTGATGGGGAAGAGGTTCTGGCCCACGATCTTCTGCGCTAGGAGGGTGGCGTCAGGCCTTAGAAGGCTCGGGACGTAGAGCGCTATGGCGCGGTACTTGGCCACGATGGCTGTGTCATTGCTAAACGGGGAGCCAGATATAATTGTCACTGGAAGCAGGTAGAGTTGGACGCTGGTGCCGGAGGGGGTGAAGACCTGCTGGGCCGCGCCGGGCGTCGTGCTTACGGTGATACTCGCTTCGTCGGAGTCCCTCTCCACAAATAGGGAGTTAGAGGCGCTCCAGAGGTCCGCTGGCCAGGGTGATGTCTTGGAGAGGTAGTAGGTCCCAGCCGTAGCTGTTCCGTCGATGCCGATATCCGTGAAGGAGGCCAGGGCCTGAATCTCCCCGGCTTTTCCGTAAATGGCGTGGCAACTTCCGCCCTCCGAACCCGGAACTCCGGGAAGTTGGGCGTCGATAAGACCCATGGATTGCGACAGTCCCTCTGCTACCTCGAGTCCGCCATCTCCCACTGCCAGATAGGCCGGTTGATTTACAGCGAGAACGTTCTTCTTCAACTCGTTGGAGTCGAAGTTCACCGGCAGTCCTTCATAGTAGCGATAGTTGGAGCTGTTGGGGATCGACTTATCGACAACGTAGTAATTGCTTCCGTCCTGCAGTACCCGAACGCTCTCCCCGTCACCACTCAGTCCGGTCCGATCAGCGGGGTTCTTAGGGTCTATGATGCCAAAATTAGGACCTACCCTACTCCGTGATACGATCGAGTTGGGGTACGTGTACGATCCAGGATTCTCCAGAGGCCAGATCACGCCGATCTGCATCTCCCCCATGTGGTTGCCATCGCAACCAAACTCGGCACTATTAATACCGCACCTCAAGTCGTAGGAGTCCTGGGACTCAGGAGTGATCCTCGTGTACAGGAGGTAGAACTCCTCGGTCGTAATGTCCACGGTGGATAGGAGCGAGGTATCCTGGCGGTACCTGGAGAGTTTTAGCGAGACGTCCTCCTTAAACCTAAACAGGAGTTCGGCGTCAGACCACGGGCGGTCCTTCGACTGCCCGACGTAGTACGCGCCATTACTACCCAGGGATCTCTGCACCACGATCTCCGGGCCACTGACACCCGTTGGGGACGTGGCGTACTCCTGCGTCGGATTGACGTACGTGGCGTACACCTTATCCCCGATCAGGTGGGAGCCGATCAGCGCCGACTCGTAAGCTTCCCAGCCTACAAACACCCCGCCGCTTATCAGGTTGCTAGAGGATACCGGGTAGGCGGAATCGGGTCCTACGTAGGAGAGCGTAGGAACCGGGGACTGCTCGTCGCGGTCTAGGAAGGAGAGCGATGTTACGTCTTTCTGGAGTCGGTTGATGCTGAAGAGGCCACGTAGCCGTTGTTCCTCTGGCAGAATGCACGTGTACCCCTCCTGGAAAGTAAAAGCGTTCTCCCGGCATCCGTACTGATTGACAAACTTCACCTCCGTCGCGGTTGTGGAGATGATGGACATGGAGATGGGAAAGACCTCTTTCTTGTTGGGGAAGGAGTTGCCCTCGGAGTTGATAATGTACTGTTTGGGTTTTAGGCCTAGGACGCTTGCCCAGTTGTAAATGGGAACCTCGATGGTGTCCGACGTGATGTCCGGAATCTGCCTATTCACCGACCTACCGCTGGACAGCGACACAGTACCCTCGTCGCCACCGTCGATGTAGTAGGACGCTCCGTACTTCTCCACGAACTGGGGCAGGCGGATGCGGCTCGGGCTATCGACGTAGGCTCTGTACTTGAAGAAGAAGAACGGATCCTCAAGGCACGGTTGGCCGATCTGGTTCTCGATGACGAGAGTGTGCACCGTCACCCACCTTGACGAGCCATTGCTCTGCGGGATATACATGTAGAACCGAGCACCGATGGCACCGTACCATCCGAACTCGATCTTGTACATGGTTACAGTGTCGGGGTTGAAGATGTAACCACTCTTACCCTGGCCGTTGAGCCCGTCTCCATTCATCTGGTTCTGCTGGATGACGGTCTCGTAGACCTTGGTCACCGTCCTGTTTCTGACTCCGGCCTCGAGCTGGAGTACCTGGGAGTCGGTAAGCAGATCCTTGTACCTTACAACCCCCGTCAGCTGGGAGATGTACGCCTCGCGCTCCCTGTACTCAGCCTGGATGAATAGGTCGGTCTGCCCAAGCGGGATCGTGGACCTTCTGACCACGGAGAAGTCCGTGCCATCCTGGAGCCTGAAGAAGTAACCGTCGGTGTAGTTCTCCACCCCCCACTCGAGCAGGGATCCCGGGCCCGCTCCTTCTTCGGAGACACGGACGCCGTAGGTGAAGCCACTAATCCTACCGGGTTGGTAGCGGAACGCCCTGAGAGACGTGAGAGTGATCACGGCAAGGCCGCACTCCCGCCCGCCGATCAGGTTACCGTCGGAGATTATATTGGTGATTTGGGGAATGGATATGTCGGAGAAGCTCTGGGGCCAGCTCTGGCCAAAGATGAGCGATTCCGACGGTGTGGTAGACGTGATGAGGAAGTAGGGAAGTTTGTAGTCGATCACAAACTGCGGGACTTCGCTCGGCGACGAGTACACCTGAAACTCCCAGTTTCTCAGATCGGCGGGAAGGGAGCTGTAGTCTATGCCCCAGTACTCGTCCCACAGTTCCGGGTTACTGTTTGTCGCGATAACGTAGTGGCCCTGGTTCGGCTCGCGCCAGGTGTAACGGGTGGAGGCGAAGAAGAACTTGTTGAAGTTTACGGATACGTTGGCTTCCTCGGCGGGCAGGTCGGCTCCGAACAGAGCCGTGAGGTCTATGGTGTCCTCGCCGGCATCCGGGGCGAAGTTGAACATGGTGCCGCGCGGGATGATGGGGATATTACCCGAGGACTCAAAACGACCCTGGTTAATATCCAGCCAGATCTGATCCCAGTAGAGGCGATTGAATTTCCCGTCGGAGGTCTTGGGGTACTTTCTCTCGATGAAGTTGAGACGGAAGGCGTTTCTCTGCTCAGGCGTAAAGTTATTGACCATGTACTCGATGATGTACATAGCCACGAGGGACTGGATGTAGCGCCCCCACCCAGGCCCAGGATTGTCGGTGATGCCCTTGATTTTGTTATAGACGGGCGGGTTGCTGGGGTCGGTGTAGGGTACGGGGTAGGAGTCAATGACGATGGACGAACCCTCGGAGTAGTCCCGGTCCCTCACTGGGATATGCGGTCCGGCCGGAGAGTTCTTACTGTCCCAGTCCTCATTCTGGACCCGCTGCTCCGCCCAGCCTGCGTACACCACCCAGTCCTTTCTATCCAGACCGTACGTACTAACATCGTCGAAGATCCCCTGCTGGGTCTCCGCTCTATCTATACCGAGGAGCGACCTGGAGACGGCGCTCTGCTCGGCGAAACGCTCCTTAATCGGAAGGGCCGCTGGCCGGCCCTTGCTGTAGATGTTCCGTGTTGACAACCCATTCTTCTTGTAGGATTTGGGGTCCATGTTCACGGCCACCGACCCCTTTGAGAGGTAGTCGGGTGGGTAGTAAACGTCTTTCTTAGAGATCAGGGTGTTGCCTTCCTCGGAGAAGAGCGAGCTTCCCTGATAGCTGATCATCTGAAGCTCCTTCTCGTAGGTCCTAACGCCCGTCTTCTGGGCTCTAATGCTATACTGAGCCATGAGGAATCACTGCTCCTCCCAGGTCAGGGCGTTATTGACTTTGAACGGTGAGGTGGCGGGAGTGGTTGAGCCTAACGCCTGGACCGATATATCGTAGTGGCCCTGGAGGGTGATGATGTCCACCTCGTCGGTGAGAGGGAAGGACAGATACTCCTTATTGTAGGCGAAGTAATCCTGGAGGTCGAATTGGTAACCCCCGGCGTTCGCGTAGTAGGAGAGGATCTCGTTGCCGGTATCGGAGATGGGGGTAAGGTCCAGGTCCTGGGCGATCTGCACACCTGAGAGACGGGTGATGTCCTCCCAGGTTGCCAGACCATCGGCCTCAAGGCGATTCCACTTAGTCTGGTCGGTGGAGGCGGTCGATCCGAGAATACCTCCGCCGGCGGAGAGCACGGCCTCCGAGAGCACTCCGGCAGAGCTAAGAGTGAGGTGCCGCTCTGGGATGAAGAGTCCGACGATGTAGATGTCCTCAGGATAGGAGAAGAACTTCTCGAAGAAGTACCCGGCTGAGGTCTGGAATAGTTTTCCGAGGATGGGGGTGTAAGCCGCGGGCGAGGTGGATCCGATGGTCCAGCCGGTGGAAGCCGTGGACTGGGACGTGGTGCCCAGGAAGTAACCGTAACGGTACTTTCCTACTCCGATAGTCGGAGGGGAGGCGAAGCCCACTTGCACGGGCAGAGTCGAGTTCTTAGTATTGACGTAGTTGTTGGAGGTGGTTACAGGATCACGGACGATACCCGCTCCGGTGTAAGCCACCGAGGTACCAAGAGATGTCGAGGTATTAGTTACGATGAAGAGTGGGTTCTTAAAGGCTCTCAGGGTGAGAAGTTCACCTGAAGTCCCCCCGGTCACGCCCGCTCCGTACTTGATGGGGTAGATCTGGAGGCGGTTGCGGACGGGTTTACCATCTCTGTTGTAGATGAAGTCCTTGGCGCGGACTGTTAGGAGGGAGCGCTGGGTCCTGGGGGTGACGAGTCTTACGCCTGTGGCGTTGGTCGCCGGAAGCGCGGAGTTGGTGAAGTGGAGGGTAATGTCATTACCACTCTGCGTCACCCACTTGACCTTGGCGGTGGAGTCGGATGCCAGGTACGCTCCCATCAGACCAACAGCCACTCCACCGGCCACGTTGGGATGGGTTACGGCGGAGTAGGTTAGCTCGGAGGCTGATGTCCTCGTCCAGTTAGTAGCGGTGAAGTCGTAGAAGCCCTTGGGCACCTCACGCTGGAAATCGGAGGCCTTTGAGAGCAGGCGGACGGTACCTTTATCCCCTCCGTCAATGTAGTAGGAAGCACCGTACTTGACCAGGGTGTTGCCGATGTCCGTCGACTCGAGTCCGCTCTCCGGACCCCCGTGGATGAGGTAGGTGATGGGGAGGGTGGCATTACCCAGAGAAGCGACCGAGTGCTGGTTGGAGGCTCGGATGTGATGGACTCTCACCCACCTCGCCTCGTTGTTGCCAACGGGCACGTAGCAGAGGAAGATGGCGCCAACAGCGCCGTACCACGAGAACTCGATCTTCCACATTGTTACCTTTGTGAAATCGATGTTGTAGGCCGACTGTACTTTTATAACTTCAGCGTTTGCGTCTTTAATAGGCTCTCCAGGAAGGTTGATAACGGAACCGCCTCCTACTGTGGTGTCCTCAGCGGCGGTGTTTACGTCACTCCAGCGTAACACCGACTCAGCGCCATCGAGTTTGTCGCCGGAGAACATCGCTCTCACAGGTCTCCACTCGTATACCATGCGGTAGGGCTTGGGAACGCACAGGTTGAACCACTCCTTGAGGGTTACGTTGCCGTTGGTGACTGTGCGGGCTTTAACGTTTGCTGGGAGGCTGGGGGAGGCCGAGTGCTGGGCGTCGGAGATACGATAGCCGGCATCAACACCCTGGGTATTCACCATCAGGTGCCACACCTTCTTCTCACTATTGGAGGTGGAGGGAGCGGTGTCCCAGGTATTGGCGATGATCGTGGAGTTGTAGGAACTGATCGATGATCCGGCGATGCCCCACTCCGAAGCCTCCAGAGATGTTTTGTCCGAAGGGAACGTGGTATACGAAGCTTTACGGTTTAAGTTGGAGATAATCTGGTAGAAATTACAGTGAGCGTCAAGGCGAATATAACCGTTAGAAAGAGTGTCTGAGTGAGTCTGACCGGGGGTATAGACCGGGCCGCTCTTTTTCTGGTCGAATGGGAACTGGAATTTACGATCGGCCATAACCTCCGACCAGACTGTTCCGTTGAAAGTCGCGAGGCGAACGGCGTAACCGGAGTCGGACTGGTAGTTCTTCAGAGCTCCGGAGGGGTCTCCTGACGCATCAATAGCGGCAACGCTCTCGGGAGCGTAGACGAGGGAGGGGTCGTAGATCGCAGCGGCGGTGTAGACTAGGCCGTCTCTCACGATAACCGGGTCGAGTCCCGCCACGCCGAAGTTGGTCGCTGGAGTGAAGTCGGTGTCGTCGCTGTTCTGGAACCAGCTCAGAGCCCCGGCGTAGCCGGAGGGCTCGGAGGGGATGATGGCCTGCGTCCGACGAACGCAGCGGAAGTCGTTGCCCTTTCCGGCGTTAGCCGTCTCGAAGTAGTAGCCGTCGAATTTGTCGAAGATGCCCCACTTCTTCAGCGATGGAGCTCCCTTCATCTTGGCCTGGAGGGCGGAGGTCTGCTCCTCTGGGTCGCGAGTGATGTTCATCTTCACACCCATTGTGGAGGCGGAGACGCGTCCAGGCTGGTAGCGGAAGAAGCGCTTGGAGGTCAGTACGGTGGTCTTGACGTCCGGAGCCACGAGTCTCGCCCCGGCTTCCTCAGGGATGTGCTCCACACCGTAGTCGATGCCCTCGCCGCTAGGATCGGGAGTGTTCTCGGGCGGGAACTGAGCCCACTCGGACGGGTTGACGTCGTAGGTGTTAACGTCAGCGAAGATACCCAGCGCCACCTCGGCTCTAGGGATACCCAGCAGGCTCAGCGCCACTTCCGACTGGATCTTATTCTGCTCCTCTACGGGTATAGGTGCCTGATCCTCGGCAAATACCACTGGGAGAGAGTTAGCGGCCGGTTGTTGGCCTAGAGGTACCGGTGAGGTCTTTCCAACGCTGACTTTTGATGCCATTGTAAACGCATGCTCTGTATGTATCTACTTTAAACATCACAGGGCCGAACAGCGAAAAAAGCCAGGGAGGAGGGGAAAGCTCCGCCCCGGCCAGTCGCCGTGTCAGGATCTCATCACTCGGAAACGTAGATATTTCCGTCGGCGATGAAGTAGTTGTTCTTGATCAGGCCTAGGTACCCCGTCGGGGTGCTGTAGACGTCCGTCGAGGCCGTGAACTTGGAGGCCACGGTGGATGGCGTTGAGATCACGACGGCGGCGTTGCTCGTGTCCACCTCGATGATGCTGATGGTGGTGGAGTCGGGCCAGTTGGACAGTTCGGCTCCGGTGACTCCGATGCCTGTCGTCTTGATAAAGTCGTTTGACGGATTGCCCGCAGCGAAGAACAGCAGTGAGAGGATGTCGGAGGAGCTGCGGAAGTAGATCTTAACGGTTGTCGGGGAGGCGTAGGCGATACGGTCGATGGCGTATCTTCCCAGAGCGGCGGTTGCCGTGATCCTGTACCCGTAGCCGTAATTGGCCGAACCCGAACCGTCGGGTTTGAGCAGGTCGTAACCATTAGTACCACGGATCGAGCGGCCCTGGTTCGATCCGCCAACTCCCGTCATCGAAGAGACCGGTGCTGTGAGGGCGAATATGCCCGCCTCGAGCTGTGGCCTGCTCTCCACCACCTGGAGGTAGGTGGCCGGCGCCGACGTATTGTACTGGTAACTCGAGTTGAGCGGGTACACTCTGGCCACGATCGAGCCCGGGGTGACGGAGACAGGGAACCCACTGTCGGTCACCGTGAAGTAGGTCGGGGTCATGACCACGTCTCTCTTCACATCCAGACTCACCCGACTGTACTCGTTCTGGTACAGGTCGATGTTACGGATCACGGACCCGTTCTCGTTGAAGGTGAGGTTGCCCTCAGCGCTCCAGGTGTCGGACGCGTTGAGCCTGATCCCTGTCTCCCCGCAGTTGTCGACAATGTTGCTGTTGATGAGGGAAGCGTCGATGCCGGTAAAATCCACGGCGCCGGAGCAGTTCTGGAAGAGGTTGCCCTGGGCGATGATGCGGCTCGACTCGCGGATCTTGAGAGGCGAGATGTTCATCTCGAAGGGTTTGGAGAGCTCGAATACTCTATTACCGGTGAAGTTGATCTTGTCCGAATCGAGGGAGTAGAGAGCGGCACCGGTTCCGTTGTAGAACGAGCAGTTAGAAACGCGGACGCCGTCGGCGTACTCGAGGGCGAGGGCGTCGTGGTACTTGTCACCGACTCCGTAGGTGTCGTTCTCAGGGAGGTTGATGGGGAAGGTCTCCGTCTTGTTCCCGTCGAATGCCAGTTCGCGAACGGTCACACCGCTTACACGGTTGGTTACGCCGGAGCCGAGCATGCCGATAAATCCGAACTGACCGGGCGGGTTGATGTGTGTGGGCATGCGCTTGAGCACCGAGGAGTCCCCGGAGCCTCTGAGCGTCACCCCACTATACTGGCTGGCCGGGATCTCGGATCCGTACAGGGCAACGTTGCGCACCGAGTAGGTGCCGGTCGGGACGAATACGTCCTTGATGTTGTTGACGGCAGCGTAGTCTAGTGCCTCCTGGAGGGGCTTGGTGTCGTCGAATCTGAACTTGACGCGGATGGAGAGGTTGTCCAGGCCGGTAAAAACCCCGGACTCGGAGGCGGCGTCGGAGCACTCCAGGGTTCCTGAGATGCTCTTGCTGAGGATCTTGAGTCTGCGCTTGACGATGATCGTCTTCGCGGATATCGACCCAGCGGACACGGAGATGATGCCATCGAAGAGTTCGGGGCTGAACTCGCCTCCGAGCATACGGGCCTCGTCCCACGACGGGATCTGCAGGGACCCGCGGTCGTTAAAGGTGATGGAGGTGTTACCGCCGAGGATGTTGTTGCTGGGGATCCCGAGGAACTGGATCTGCCCTGGCCCCCACTGCCTGTAGATGACGGGCACCCACTCCGACGTGAGTCTGTTCAGGGAGAAGCGGACGTAGTTGTTCTCGTCGAACTGTGTCTGCGGGTCCTTGAAGACGTCGGAGAGCGTGAGCGTCTTAGCGTACGGGGAGAACTTGCCCGTGACTACGTTGAAGGCGTAGACGTAGTACTGAAGAGTCTTGCTGGTGGAGGTGCCGGACTGGACGACCGCTCCCACTCCCTCCGGGGCTCCGATGTTGGTGAGGATTCCGTCGTACTCGCTCACCGACGGATTGGATGTATCCAGGTAGAAGAAAGCGTAGAGTTCCTGACCGACCTGGAAGTAGTCCTTCTCGTACTGTGTGTAGTCGGGGATCTCGCCGATGCTGATCACGGACCCGAATCCGTTAAGCCCTCTCACCCTGCCCTCGAAGTACTTATCCAGGCCAGCGGCTCCGAAGGACTTCACGTTGACGTAGGAGTTCCTGTCAGGGTCTACCTGAATGAGAGTCGATGTCTGTGTACGACCGATGTATCTCATTTTCTATCCTCAGAGGGTGGGGGAGCCGACAACGGCCGGGGTGTAGATAACGTAGGAGACTACCATGTCCGCGGAGTTAGCTCCACCGGCACTGTCCATCCACGCCTTGAGCGAGTCGCCTCTCTTCAGCACGAACTTGTTACCATCGATGACCTCGAAAGATACCTGGGAGGGGATGGCTACGTCGTAGAGCATGTAGGCCGCGGTTGCGCTGCCCGACTTCTGGAGCGTCATATTGAGCCCTCTTGTCGTCGAGGACTTGTTGGCCACCATCACCGACAGTATCATGGCGTAGCCATCGGCCGGGATGAGGGTACTATCGAAAACTGTCGTGGGTGAGCCTCCATTCGCCGAGATGCCGGAGTAGGTGGAGGAGTAGAAATTATTAACGGGATAGGTCATGGTCAGCCGAAGATTAGGGAAGCTGTCTGGAAGTAGGTGATGCCCTCAAGCACCTCCTGCTTTCTCACGATGGACGCGAGGGTCTGGGGAACGGCCGAGCATTCCACCGATGACGCCGAGAGAAACAGGGGGGCGGAGTTCCCCAGGCCATCCTGAAGTTGCCCCTGTGACCGTCTCGTAGTCGTACTGAGATCGAATGGAATACCGTCGGTGTCCGGTTGGGCGTTGATGTTCGAGACTATAACGTTCGCGAACGTTTTTGATATCTCGAAGTCTTTGATGTTCGAGGCCATGGGGCGGTAAACTCCGGATTTTTAGTTTATAGAGCTATGAGAACTTTAAACGACTTGATAAGGATGACCAAAGCAGAACTCGCCCAACTGATCGAAGCTTACGCCGACTCCAAAGCCTCGGGGAATCGGTACCTCGTCCAGAAGATGATCGAGGAGCTGGAGCAGGCCCTCGACGAGGTC